AAGCGAACCTGACATGGGCATGCCAAGATCTCGTCGTGCAACCGGAGCATCGCGTACGTGTCTCCACCATACGAAGACATGTGTAGTTCAATAGGTTTATTAGGTGCATCCGAAGCCATTCTATGCATGGCTCTAACAGCCATCTCTACCGAGGCTAAAGTAAAGTCGGTGGCTTCAGTGGACTCTGCTGTATCTAAGTTAACACCAAAGTAGATTCGGCGATTTTTTACATCGACTCCGTATGCCAGATTATCTGTTAGCTCAGTGATTGCAGCCATAAATAACTAGTTCCTCTGATAAGATAGACTTAGGTATTTACATTATACCTGACAAGGGATTGCATGACAAAAGAGGAATTGGTCCATATCACACTGAAGTCACTCTGCGAGTCACTCAAGACTACTCCAGAGAACTTTCGTCTTGAGGATCCTAGCACTGGCAGTAACGGATTTCCCGGACCAACTGTGATCTGGCAATTCAAGGTCGAAGTCGAAGCGAATAAGTTCATATCTGATCCGCTTAATTCAACTAAGACTATCATAGTGAGCTATAACTCTATTGCGCGACAGCTAACCTGTCAGATTTATAATAAAGAAATCAACACTATGAGCTACTCCGGCCACGCTGATACGTCTGCCGTCGTACAATATCACCAGCATCTTCCCCTGTCTTTCAATAGATCCTATCGCATGTTCATGCGCTTGCGAAGAGATTTAATCGCTCGCAAGAACGAAAAAGAATACCTCGACTACATGAAGAAGCTAAACGCTATCTTCCCCACGACTGGTACCGACGAACTGTTCAAATAGAGCTACAGTTTTGGTACGTATAATCCGATATTAGATGGTCCTGTAAACGGAGGATTTAGATGTCGGATAACACCAAAGTGAAATCTCGTAAGAAGGTAGAAACCGTAGCAGAATATCTTGCTCGCGGCGGATCTATCCAGTTTGTTCCGGCGTCCTCTAAAGAGAAGCAACCAGATGTTACACGTAAGACAACCAATGGTGGTCCTGCTGTATTTCTGACTCTTGAGGAAGCAGATCTGTTCTTCGGTGAAACGAAGAAGCTGAAAACGAAGAAAGCCAAGTCGTCGTTCAGCATTGATCTCAATGCGCTTCCTCCTGCTTTACGGGAGAAGATACTGGCGAAAATTAGAGAGGAAACTGATGGCGAAGATTACGAAGAAGAACTTGAAGAAACCGAAGACGAATCCACCAGCGGCGGAGGTTCCACCCGCAAAGGTTGAGGAAGTCCTTCCCAAGCCGCGGCAACAACTTGATCCTGGCATGGTGAGTATCGCTATTAGCGAGTCTGACCTGCTTACGTTTGCTAACCTTATGTCGATCGTGACTAAGACATTTGAGAGTCTTGCTATGGAAGCTGCAACTAAAGATGATGCACCGACATTCAAGATCTTGCAAGCACGCTGGCAACTTAGTAATGCTTTTGCGACTAAGCTAGCGGATTGTGTAAAAATGCCTGAACCGCTGTCGAGAGACGTGCACTAATTCTGAAATTATATTAAAATAACGAAACATCTCTTTGGAGGAGATTAGATGAAACCTAGTAACATTTTCGCAGTATTGGATCTGGCATATAAGTCACGCCTTATGGGCAAAACAATCAACCCTATCTTCACCGGCGAAGCTGGTCTCGGTAAATCTGAGATCACCCAAGCATGGGTGAAAAAAGAGCAGAAGCGTAATCCGAACTTCGGATTCATCGATCTTCGTATCGCATACATGGAGGCACCGGATTTGATCGGGTTCCCTTCAGAAGGCGTTGACGTGAACGGTCTTGCTCGTACGAAGCATTTGCTCCCTGAATTCTGGCCAACTGAAGGTGAAGGCTTGATCCTTCTTGAAGAACCGAATCGTGGAACAACTGGCGTCATGAATTGTTTAATGCAGCTGTTGACCGATTTCAAAGTCCACAACTACACAGTTCCCGCAGGTTGGATGATTGCTTCATGTATCAACCCTGACTCGTCTGAGTACGATGTCAACACAATGGATGCTGCTCTTAAAGATCGTTTCGTTGAGTTCGAAGTTGAATTCGACCACGTTGCGTTCATCGATTTCATGGACGCTGCCAACTGGCATGATTCTGTCCAAATGTTCGTGTCTTCTGGTATCTGGACTTACAAGTCCACGAAAGAGATCGGTAAAGACGGCAAGTACATCTCTTCACGTACTTGGTCGAAAGTTAACGCTGCTGAGCTTGCTGGTGTCAATCAGAACCGCGCTCTTCACCGTTTGACTGTCTGCTCGATCCTCGGTAAAGACATCGGTAACGAATACCACAAGTTCTGCTACGACTCGGCTCCGGTTACTGCTCAGGATTTGTTGAAAGATCGTTCTGCAGCAATGAAGCGTCTCGTCTCTATGTCGGATCCACAGACATACCAAGGCGATATGATCGCTGCAACTGTTGAGTCCATCGAGAAATACTACGGTGGTTTGAAGAAAGATTGTAAGGCTGACCAGATCGACGAGGATATAATGGCAGAAGTTGCCAAGATCATCCCTGCCGATCACGCTGTAAACCTCATCAAACAATGTGGTTACAAGCAGTCGAAAGGTCAGATCACGAACTTCTTCAAAGAGTTCACTGGCCGCCATCCTGAACTGGTTAAAGTCCTTAAAGACAATATCAAAATCAGTCGTGCTACTGGCGTCGATAAAAAGACTAAGTAATAGCGACTATACCAACCTGGGTGTGACTCCTCCCTAGCACCCAGGTTGGTTCCTTTTCTTTAACCGGGGGCGACTCGTGCTGATACAATAGTAGTGTAACGAGGGAGACAATTATATGTCATCAAGAATTAGAGATCCTAAAGAGATTAAAAAGCAGATGGACAAAGAGTTCGTGCCAGTTGAGGAGAAATCCCAATGCTTGGCCACTACCATCTATGAGACTTCAAAAACGCACCCGTTCTTAGGATCGGTTCTGCAGTGCTTGACAATCTCCTATTCCCACCAACTTCCTACAGCCGGTATCATGTTCAATACAGATGCTAAGCGCTGGGATATGTTGGTAAATCCGTACTTCTTCTGTAAGAAATTGAACGCAGCTCAGCGTAAAGCCGTGTTTATTCATGAACTTTCTCACATCACACATAAGCATCCATTGCGCGTTCCGTTCATGAAGATCAGCGCTCGTAAGCGCATGCTCATGAACATCGCAGCTGATATGGCGATCAATCAATTCATTAAGGATCTTCCTGCTGGTTGCCCACAGTGTACTAAAGACGGTCAGCCTTGCCCCAATGAGCTTTGCCCAGGCCAGTGTATCGATGTAGCTCATTACCATGACGTAGATGAAAAGACTGGCACCAAGACTCCTTGGCAGACTGTTCAGACCATGGAACATTACTACGAGAAATTGATCAAGCGCTTTGAAGATCCAGAAGATGGCGATGGCGATGGCGAAGGTCAGGGCAATGCTGGTGGCGGAGCTGAGACTGGTGACCTTCCACAGACGATCGACGAACACATGTGGGATGGCGCTGGCGACGAAAAAGAGATGCTCGATGCTACTGAAGAGCTCGTAAAACGTGCAATGGTTAAAGCTCGTCTGTCATACGACGATCTCCCTGGTCACGTCAAAGATCTTCTTGAGGACATCAAGACTCGCCGTGCTGAGTTGAACTACAAAGCGTTGATCTTGATGGCGATGAAGAAACACGCCAACGGTCACAACCGCAAAGGCACGTGGATGCGCAAGAACAAGCGTCTGGGCTTCAAAGCTCCAGGCACTAAAGTAGGCGATCTGCCTAAGCTTGAGCTTCACCTCGATACGTCTGGTTCTATCAGCACTGAGGAGTTGAATGAATTCCTTGAGATCGTGGATCAGTTCTTGAAGGTTGGCGCACGAAAGTGTAACCTCTCGTTCTTCCACACTGATCTCTACGGACGTCAGCAGTACAAGATGGGCACGAAGATTGACAAATCTATGATTCAGTCTGGTGGTACAGATCTCACTAAGTCGCTTGAGGATGTATTTAAGCGCAAAGGTGATCTTAATATTTTTATTACCGATGGATGTTACAGTAAGGTTGACTGGGAGTCATGGCTTAGACCAGGTCAAAATCCTCCTCAAATACTATGGATTATCTCTAAGGGCGGAACAGAAGACCACCCAATGAAAAATTTGGGTGACACAGTAAAATGTCCTGATGGTAGTACAAGCCATAGAAAATAAACTGTTAATTTAATCGCCATATCTAGTATAATAGTTATATGAAAAATGGAGCTAAAGATCATACAGGTAAAAGATTTGGGCGTTTACTTACAATTAAGCGTCTTACAGGAAAAGAAAGTGGTTTGGACAAAACTGCTTATGAATGTAAATGCGATTGTGGTAATTCTCTTATTGTAAGAAGTTATGGACTAGTAACCGGTAATACCAAATCTTGTGGTTGTCTAAACTTAGAGAAGATACGTATAACACGCAATAAAAATCTCACTGGTCAAAAGCTTAATAGGCTTTTAGCATTAGAACGAATTCAACTCCCTAAAAGGGGAGTTGTTTATAGATGTTTGTGTGACTGTGGCAAAGAAACCACAATCAGAGCAGGTTCACTTACTTCAGGTAATGCTAAATCCTGTGGTTGTCTCAACTTAGAAAAAATCATAGCTCGTAACCATGACCCAGAACTTATCTTAAAAAGGGTCACTAACTGTTCTAATATCTATGAAGTTGAACATTGGAAGACACTAGATATTCTTAAATGTAAAGGAAAATGGGAGCGCAATGTAGTTAACTACTTAAATACTAATAAGGTAGATTTTGACTGGCAAGTTCCTTTTAATCTTTCTGATGGTCGAACTTATATAATTGACTTCTATGATAGAAGTAGAGACCACTACGTTGAGATAAAAGGTTGGTGGCAAGATGACGCCAAAGTTAAGTATGAATTACTTAAGCAAGACTATCCTTCTATCAATGTAGAAGTTTGGAGTTTAGAAGAACTAAAGGGTCGCAATATACCGATTCGATAATTTTCTAATCTTGGGAGTGAATATGCTGAAAATACAGGAATTCAAAGTTAATAAGAGTCTAGCATATCTTATTCAACAGGTTACAAAAGATTCAACTCAAGAGATTCTTGGGTACTTCTACGGCATATCATCTTTTGTTATCGATGATGTCTACAAGAAATCTAAAGCTAACTACGTCAACAAAGATATAGTTCTGTTCTATAAAGATACTGCAATCTCATTTAGGTTGAGAATCTACTGTGGTGGTATTCCGGCTGGTGCCTCACACGAGAGAAAGCGGCAGACAATAGCTGTTAGCTTCCCTAACTCTGAAGAGAACCAAAACATCACAGACCTTATGACTAAGGTAGTAGAGAGTGGTCTTGGGTTAATTGAAGAAGAAATGCCTCTCTTTCAAAAACCAGAATTAAAAACCCCGGCATGTTTACGTAAGATAAGGATCGCACAAAATGAGCAGCGAGACAAAAAGTCCAGCACTTAATCTATATGGAATCCTTGACAACGAGCTGGAGCGCATGCACGCGCTGATGCATGTCTATATGCAGAAGCCTAAAGAAGATCACTATGCTCGTAGCTCTACTATGTCTCCATACAAGCCTACTGGAGAGATGAGTACTATATTCGCCCGCATCGTTGAGATGCAAGATGTCCTGATCGCTGCACTGAAAGCTCATGATACACTGATTCAAGAGAAGGTCGCTGAACTAGCTCTAACTGGTACAAAAGAGAACTAAGATGGCTATCGGTGACCGAGATTTACGCAAACTTGTAGAAGGTCTTAGAGATGCTGCCGATGAGTTTACCTCAGAGATAGAAAATCTAGAAGACCAAGTCACTAAGCTTGAAGCTGAAAACAAAGAGCTTACTGACGAATGCGATGGACTCATTGACCAAGTTAAGGTCTATGAAGATCGCATTAAAGAACTAGAAGAAGCTTTAGCCGAAGCCTATTTGACAAGCGAGCGCGTAGATGAATTTCAACGAGAAACAACTGTCATTCCGACCGGACACCGGCCTGATGTACTTGATACAACAGGTAACAAAGCAGCCGACTGACGAGATCATCGGTTTCTTCTATGACTTCTGTAAGGAAGTATTCTTAGTTGGTGCTAAGAATATGATTGGGCAGAGCATGCGGAAAGAGATTAAGTTTCTTTACCCAGGTACAGCTATTCCCGTTAAGATCCTAGTGAAGGGTCAGAAGACTCAGCACACCTGGAATCCACAGACACGTCAGTATGTTACTGCGCCCTCTATCTCAGGTATCGCTGAAGCCACATTCCCTGAGAACTCCTCGTTCATGGACACAGACAAGATCGTAGAGATGATCGTTGAGAAGCAGCTTCTCGGTGGATCCACTTTGCCTGACTTTGAAGCTCCACCAACTCGCACACCTAAGATGTATAAAGACCTCATCAAACAAGTTTTGAAAGGTCCAAAGAAAGATGAATAGACTATTCGCTATTGCAGACATCCATGGACGCCTAGATCTCCTGAAGAAACTCTGGAACGATCTTCTTACTAACCACGCATTAGACCTCACATCGGATAAGGTCATCTTCACTGGTGACTATGTTGACCGAGGACCTGAGTCTTATGGAGTTGTAGCTTTCCTTAAAGACTTACAAGAGACACATCCAAACAACGTTATCTGCTTGGCGGGCAACCACGAGTGGATCGCCATCATGTACTATGCTAGAGGTAAGAATGCTAGCGATACTGACCTGTGGTTTAGGAATGGTGGGATTCAGACTATCGAGTCTTATCAGTACATGGGCTACAGCGACATGATCAACGACCATGTAGTGTGGCTCTCTAAGCTCCCACTAAAACATGAAGAGCGAAACTACTTTATAAGTCATGCACCAGCACCAGCTGAGTGGGCTCGCAACATCTTAGATAGAGGTCAGCCAGAATTTAGCCCAGATGAACTTATGTGGACCTATCACTCAGATGAAAAAGGTGTTGCACGCAACCATGGCAACGGAATCATAGGTGTATCAGGACACATACACCAACTACGTAAAGGCATTATGGCACCTAGATTCTACGATCATCATTACTATTTGGACTCAGGATGCGGATGCTCACCTAAGGCGCCACTTTGTGCTGTCAATTTAGATACAAAAGAAGTTATTTATGCTTGGCCATAAAATTTGTAATAAATGCAAGTTAAGCAAACCAAACAACGAATTCTCTAAAAGAGGTAAGAATTCAAATTTGCTGCAATCTTCATGTAAAATCTGTGTTGCAGCTAGAGTGAGAAAAAACTATAAAGACTATTATTCTGTAAGAGCAAAAGAGTTATATAAGCAGAATCCGAGAAAAGGAGATAACGCTCGATTCAAGAGATTGTATGGGATCTCTTTATCTCAATATAATGAAATGCTAATAAAGCAAAATTATGTATGCGCTGTGTGTTTAAGACCAGAGACTTCTACTCATAAAAATGGAACCGTTAAACAATTAGCCGTTGACCATTGCCATAAGACTAATAAAATTAGAGGCTTACTGTGTGATGCGTGTAATAGGGCAGAAGGTTATCTTAGAAGTGATCCTGAAGTTATTAGACGCCTAGCCGAATATGTTGAGAAGCATAGTGCGGTAGAATAGTATCATGAGTGAATTCACTGAAGTTCTCGAAAAGAAATGTCCTCGCTGTGGTGGCGCCTCTGCCTCTAAGGGAAACCCTAGTGGCCGCTGCTCAGCTTGCTTAAAGAAACTTGCCGCTGCTAAGAAGAAGCCAGGTTCTTCACAACGTGCTCAGACTAAAGCTGATGACGCTCTTCGCCGCCAAAAGGGCAAGAACGGTACGGCTTCTAAGAAGTCATCAGGACTTGGTTCACGTAAGAGCATCGTGAAGCAGATTCAAACTGCTGAGAAGAAGACCGGCGAGAAACTCTCTCCAGATCGTAAAGATAACAGCAAGGGCTACGCAGCATCTAACACCCGTGCAGTCCCTGAGAAGCTTAACCGTGGTCGTCATCATGTTGACCCTAAGAAGCTTCGCGCCTGGAAGAAACGCCTCAAGAAGAACGACATCACTGTAGATGAACTCTACACTCTGATGAAGGCGAAGTTCCAAGATGACGCTCAGCTCTCTGACCTCATCAAGTCCCTATCTCCTCAAGGTCTCTCTGACTTTATTGAGCTGTTTGATCGCGACCAGGAGAGTGAAGACCCAAAGTCTGATGGCTTGGAAAAAGGTGCTATGCGTCGCCTTGCCCCCAAGCCTGTAAACCCAATCAAGAATGAAGATGACTTTTTTCCTAGAAGTGCTAGTACATTAGAGCATAATCCTCGTACTAATGATCCATCAGAGGAAAAGCGAACACAGTTAGCGGCAGTTAAATATTTTAATGGCCAACCAGACGCTAAGAGCCATTTTCAGACACGCACCAACTCTGCTACTGGTAAGCCAGAGCTTCATTTGAAGCTTCATCGCGGCATGAACTATGATGAAGCGGCCTCTGAAGAAAACTACGGTCCTGACTGGAAAGATTCTCTCTTTGAAGTTAAAGATGGAAAAGTAGGTCACAAAGGCGAAGGCTGGTGGACTAACGAGGATGCAGCTAAGACGTACGGCGATCTTCACTCTGCATGGGTTCCAGTATCTCACATTCAGACTATAGGATCTAGACTCCCAGGTCAGAGTAATAATTCAGGCTCAAATAAACAAATGCGCGAACTGGCTTCGCACCACGCAGCACCTGATCACATGCATTTTACTGTTAAGCCTGGAATGTATGATTACGCAAACCCAGTTAAGCCTCAAGAAGCACCTAAAATAGAACCAGAAGAGACATAGAATAATCTGATTGTAGAATGCCTTCAACAGGAGGCATTCAATGGAATTAGTACTTATTTTGGCCGGTGCATTCGGCTTTATTTCGATCGTCGCTTACTTCAAAGAACGTGCAGTTAAGATTCAGAATGCTCGCGAAGCAGAATTTCAAGCTCAGCAGCAAGCTCAGCAGCAAGCTCAGCAGCCTTTAACGACTCCTGTACTTCCAGTCGGCGCAGACGTATATCAGATCCGTAAAGACGCATCAGTCAATAACGCAAACAACCAACAAGAACTTCACGACCACGATAGTGGTGGAAGCTTCGCTACATCAGCTGTTATCGGTGCTCTTACCGGTTCTCCTGTAGCAGGCGGACTTATCGGTGGAGACTTTTTAGGCGCTCTTGTAGGTTCTGAGCTTGCTGAGTCAAGCCACACAGAACACAACATCGACCCTACTCCAGATACAACTGATTCAAACGACAGCGACGATTCATCGGATGATAGCTCTGACGACAGCTCTTCTAGCGATGATTCATCTTCATCAGACGATAGTTCGAGCTATGACAGTGGATCGTCTGACTCTTCTGGTGGGAGTGACTGGTAATGTTAACCCTAATCATCCTCGGATTCGTACTGTTTATCGTAGGTGTCGCAGTAACGATGTTTCACGACGCCTTGAAGGTAGCAAAACAGAAACAGGCTGATCAGCGTGCGGCATTGAGAAACTCACGTCCGCCTAAGTCTGTACCAGCTCCTCCGCAAACGGCTCGTCAGAAGGCTCAGTCTCTTGCTGAGTTATTCGAACAGTCGAAAACGACCACTAAAACTACAACAAAGAAAGCTAATTCAAAAGCAACCTTTAAAATCGACGCTAATGATGCAGTCGATATGTCCCTTGAAGATCTGATCAAGCAGGTCGAGAGTATGAAGAAGAACAGATGAAAGTAATCAGAGCTACACGATCAGTATTCTTTGACGTTGACGACACACTAGTGATCTGGGACTGGAAAGCAGTAAACCCAAGCGGTGTCGGTCTTATATCAATAGTCAACCCTGATGGCGCCTGCTCTGAGCTCGTTCTTCCTCACCTTAGACACATAGAGTTGATGAGACGGTTTAAAGCCCGCGGACATACGGTTGTAGTCTGGAGTCAGGGTGGACACGAGTGGGCTGAGTCTGTAGTTAAGACGCTCGGCATTGAGAATCTGGTTGATCTAGTTATGGATAAGCCTAATTGGTATGTTGACGACTTACATGCAACGGCCTGGATGAAAGCTCCTATCTTTCTAGACATCAATGATCCTGCTAAAGATAGCAGATGGGGTATTCCAAGTGATATCAAACCTGAAGGTAAGTGACGGAGATTTCTTAGTGATGACGCTTACTGCACCAGAAGGCGGAGCAGTAAGTCAAAGCTATATAGAGAACATGCGCCGTAAATTAGAAATATGGCTTAAGACTAAGGGTTTACAAAATGTCGAGATCATGATTACTTCTGGTGTTGATATAAACATTACGAAGATGACAGTAAACGACGTGTTTGAAGAAACCGTATTAAAAGGAGATAACAATGGATAAGTTAATAGCTGCAATGTTCGCGATTCTTGGTATCATGGTGGTATTCACCCTTATCAGCCTCATCATGATTAAGATTGGCTGGGCACTATTTATGGTTCCAGTGTTTCACCTTGCAGACCTTAGCTGGTTGGAAGCATTTGGGTTTGCATTGTTAGCTTCTGCATTTAGGGGCACTGGTTCTGTAAGTAAGAAGGATTAAATGAAAACAGTTCAAGAAGTACAAGCGATGCTTGACGAGAGTGTAAATACTCTACTTGGTCAACATCGTGGTCGTGTTGAGATCACAGAGATAAATCGTGGCGACAATGCTGAACATTACTTCGTTATCGCTTATGTAAAGATGATCGGCGGATGTCGAGGTTGTGCTGGCGCTAAGTACACGCTCAACATGCTGGTGAAGAACCACATCATGAACTTTGATCCATCTATCAATCATGTGGTTGATATCACGGATCACACAGATAAGACGAACGCTTACTATAAGGAATAATATGTCGGCACCAAAGCAGGTCATCATCTTACGTAAAGATCTAAACATGCGCAAGGGCAAGATGGTTGCTCAAGGTGCTCATGCATCAATGGCAGTTATTGTTAATCTTTTGGAGTCGCGTTCTATTCCTAGTGATCCAGATACAGATTTCGCAGATGAGGGTGGCTTATTCCTAAGTGCAGATACTCTTGGTTTCAAGCGCATTCAAGAGTGGCTTGACGGCAAGTTCACAAAGATCTGCGTATCAGTAGATTCTGAAGAAGAGCTTCGCGACATCTTTAATAAGGCGCAAGCTGCTGGGATTCTCTGCTCTCTAATTCAAGATGCAGGACTTACAGAGTTCGATGGTGTTCCAACATATACTGCTGTAGCTATTGGACCTGACTATCCCGAAGTCATCGATCCTCTTACAAAACACTTAAAGTTGTTATGAGCTTCGGTCCTCGTAATGACGACGCGTTTCGTGATTTCTTTATGAAGAAACAACTGTTACATTTCTTAATGCGGTCTGGATTCTTAAAGGGTGACACTGCTTGGCGGACACTCAAAGCAATCAATCGCGCTAATCCTGAATTGAGAGCAAGACAGAAATACTAGGGAGTTTTATGAACATCTTTGTTGTAAGTGAAGACACAATGGAATGTGCAAAAGCACTTGACGATCTACGTCTCAACAAGATGATTATCGAGACCGCACAGTTGCTTAGCACAGCGATGCGTGTTCAAGGATACACTGGAAATGATATCTATAAGTCTACGCATGTAAATCATCCTTGCGCTGTGTGGGTTCGCGAGTCTAGTGAGAATTATCGATGGACACTTCTCTACATGTCTGATCTCGTAGAGGAACGTCATAATCGTACTGGCAAAGGACATAAATCATACGACATCTTCAACACTCTCTGTGGTGGTACAAAGCTCATGCCTCCAGGTCAAATTACCCCGTTTGCAAACTGCAGTACCTACAAAAACACAGGTATATTCGATGCTTATAAGCTAACTCTTCGAGACAAGTGGAACCACGACAAGCGTCCTCCCAAGTGGACTAACCGGCAGAAACCGAGCTGGGCATGAGGGGTGGAATAGTTAACTCTCAAAAAATTATTGCCTATAAAGCCCTCATGTACACACTGTTCAAACTCAAGGTTATATCCTGGGATGACTTTGTGACCTATTGCGACATTACCGTCCATATAAATCCACTAATAAGCGCAAACAAATTATTTGTTGATAAATTCACTTCTTAATCTAAATCTTGTGGTATGCTAGACCTTATGAAAGCATTCGCTCATACATCATATTTGAGATCAAATTTATCGCGTTCTGCGATTAATGATTTTTCGTATTTTAGTTGCTTTAATAGCTAAACTAATACGTAAGTCCGCGAGACGTTAAATCCAAACATTCATTATAATTCATTGACGTGTAGCTCAGTTGGTAGAGCAAACCGCTGTTAACGGTTAGGTCACAGGTTCGAACCCTGTCTCGTCAGCCATCCCATTTAAGCCAATCTAGTGAAAGTGTCGCTCTGAAGAAGCGAAGAGGTCCGGGCGGAACGGACAGGTGGGACCAAACTTTACTTAGGGGATTCTGAAACTAAAATTTTATGATCTAAAGAGGAGCGACAGGTTATCGCTCGACCAATGCAATGTTGGAGAGAAGAACGTCGGAGCTACATAGAGTAACATAGTGGTTAACGGCCACCTACCGTAAGGTAAGTCACGGCATCAGAGACGAGTCGTTGGGTAAATCTAACGGGTGAAACGGGCGACAGGGTATGTGTAGCAACTATAAATAGGACTGCGATGAGGCTACTCGCTTAGCAGTCGGGTTATGGGCAAAGAATGTTATGGCAACATAACATCAAGACAGATGATAACACAAAGATAGAACTCCGCGTATAGTCGCTCCTCTTTAGATCGCTTTATGGGAATTTATGAAGAAGTGTAGTATTGAAGGCTGTGAGAGAAAACATAAGGGTAAAGGGTTTTGTCAAAACCATTATATTAAGTGGAAGTATGACTCAGATCCTGTTTATAGACAAAAGAGAATTTTGAGTTCAGCCAAACGCAAAACTGAATCTTTAAAAGATCCGAATGTTAAAGCTAGACATAATGCTCAAAATCTAAAAAACATGAAAAAGCGTTATAACAATAACGAAGAATATAGAGCAGCAGAGCAAGAAAGAACTAAACTCTTCAGAAGAGAGAAATACAGAACCAACGAAGAATTTAGACAGAAAGAGTCCATCGATGCTACACAGAGAAGAAAGTTGATTAAGTTGCAAACTCCAAAATGGGTCAATATGGACGACATTAAGCAGATTTATAAAGATCGTCCTGAAGGGCACCATGTGGACCATATAGTCCCATTACAGGGTGATAACGTAAGTGGACTACATGTGCCCTGGAATTTACAACATTTACCTAGGGAAGAGAACTTAAAGAAGTCGAATAAATTTTAACGGAAGGTTGGCAGAGATAGATTATTGCGCCAGGCTTGAACCCTGGTAAACCCACTAACACTGGGTTTCATCCGTGCGAATCGGATACCTTCCTCCAAGAGTGATGTCCCCGCAAGCTGTCTGTAAAACAGTTGTCATAAAACATGTGGGAAGGCGACGAATGGTGCGATTCCTTCATCACTCACCATGCTTGACTACCCCAACTGGCAGAGGCAGCAGACTTAAACCCTGCACAGTGTGAGTTCAAGTCTCACCTCGAGTACCAGTTTTATGGACCTACCAAAGGAAGGTCGCTGGACTTCTAATCTAGCTAACGAGGTTCGACTCCTCATAGGTCTACCATGGAGAGTAAACCGGCGAAGCGCTGGGTTTGCCTGCTAAGCAACACGGACCTTTCGAGGTTTACGGTGCAAGTCCGTTGCTCTCCTCCACTCTTGTCCCTCTAACATAAAATTAATGTTCTGGCTTGCAAACCCAGATAACGCGGAGAATTACCGCGGTGGGACTCCATTCTTTTAATCTGTAAAATCCAATCACACAACTCATCACAAAGGATTTTATATGGCTATCTGTCAAGTAAAAGTTAATATCGTTCAGGCCTACCTTAAAGGCATCATTAGTAAGCACGGGAAAGCTAAACCAGGAATGAACAAGATTGCATCTTCTTGCAACATGACTATTCAAGAGGCGTCTGATTGCTGTGACTATATTGCCGCTCAAGGTCTATTATCTAGAACATACGAATCTATGGTCGCCTTCTATACTGAACATCTTCCACCTGCTGAACAGAAGCGAGTGACATGGACTGTTTGGAGATAGTAGAACCTGTCCTGATTGTAATTAAATTTGAACGCTAACGCCTTTTCATACAAAGGAGTTTTATAGATGGACGCACGAGTTAAATTGATTGGTCTCGCCGTAGGCGGATTGGTCGCAGTTCTTATCCTGGCAACGGTCGGACGTGAAGTGTTCACGACGAATGACCAAGGCTATTATCAGATTAAACAGGCAGCTGTTACTGGTGATGTAACTGTTCACAATGAGTCAGGTACGTATCTGAAGCTCTTCGGTAACGTAACAACTTACCACGTGTCGGACATGTACTACTTCTCGAAGTCAGATCTTGACGGCGGCAAAGGTGCTGAGTCAGACACGATCGACATTCGCTTCAACGACGGCGGTACTGCGAAGGTGTCTGGCGGCATCAAATTCCGTCTACCTTCTGACCCTGAGACTCAGAAGCTCCTGCATAAAGACTTCAAGTCTTACGAGCGCGTCAAGCACGATCTGATTCGTCAGACTGTTGCTGAAGCCTTGATGCAGACGGCTACTCTGATGCGCGCTGAAGAGTCGTACTCTACTCGTCGCTCTGAGTTCACTTCACTTGTGGAAGATCAAGTAAAGAACGGGATCTACGAGACTGAAGCTAAGGAATTCAAAGAGAAAGATGCAGACGGCAATGAGTTCGTGACTCGTGAAGTCAACATCAAGCTTGACAAAGCTGGACAGCCAGTTGTTCGCAAGATCTCTCCGCTCAAAGCTTATAACGTAACCATCATCCAGTTCGTTATCAAAGACATCGACTTCGACCAGACTATCGATGCTCTGATCCAGAAGAAAAAAGAAGCTGAGCAGATGAAAGTTGTCGCTAAAGCTAACGCTGAAAAAGCTAAGCAAGATGCGATCACTGCACGCGAACAAGGTAATGCTCAGATCGCGATTGAGAAAGCTAAGCAAGAAGTTGAGAAGATCAAAGAAGTCACTATCGCTCAGAAAGAGTTCGAAGTATCTCAGCTGAAACGCAAACAAGCTGAACAAGATGCTGCGGCTGAAGTAACGAACGGTAAAGCTCTTGCTGAAGTTAACCGCCTCAAAGTTCAAGCAGGTCTTACTCCCCTTGAGCGTGCGACGATCGACAAAGAGACTCGCATCGGTGTAGCACATGAGCTTGCTGGTGTTCAGTTCCCAGGCATGATGGTAATCGGCGGTGGATCTAACGGTCAATCGGCAATGAACCCCTTCGACGCAATCGGTCTTAAGTCCTTCATGGATTTGAACGATCGCATGAACAAAGATCAACCTGCTAAAGCTCCACGCACTAAAGTGCCTGCTGCAGCAAACAAGTCTGAAGACAACTAAGTATATCTTTGAAGGCATCACCTCCGGGTGGTGCCTTTTCTAGATAGACTTATTTAAGGAGAAAATATGATCGCATTAGTTGATATCGGTATCGGAGTATTGATCCTTGGCGTAGCTTCTCTCGTACTATACGTTGGTATCAAGTTGATTAAAGAAGCGGCAACACAGAAGAAAGACTAATATGAGCCTCGCTATTCAAGCAGCAGCGGCATTTGCAGCAGCAAAGCACAAAGACCAGAAATACGGGGAGAATTCTCCCTACACAGAGCATCTCGCTGCCGTAGCTGAAGTCTTGCGCCGCTTCAAGTTTGATAGCGAGGACCTTCAGGTCGCAGCCTGGTTGCATGATGTAGTCGAAGACACAGATGCAACAGTGTTCCAGATCGAGATTACATTCGGTAGGCATGTAGCAGATCTAGTTCACCGAGTAACAAACGAGCCTGGTAAGAACCGCAAAGAGCGTCACGAAAAGACCTACCCTAAGATTCAAGCCTCTAGAGAGGCTACGACCCTGAAGCTGGCTGACCGTATAGCAAACGTAGAACGGTCTGTACTAGATCAAGCGAAACAGCTTGACATGTACAAGAAAGAGTATCCGCACTTCAAGCTGATGCTCAAGAAAGACGGCGAGCACGATGCTATGTGGCGCCACTTAGATTTCTTACTGGGAGAGAACACATGATTAAGCTCATCAGCGACGGCGAAGAAGTAAGTTTTACGATAACCATCTTTCCAGATGGAACTTCCCAGGTCTGGAAGATTGATGAGTCAAAGATGGATCCGAACAGCGTCACATATATACTATGGCTGTTTGAGAATGAAGCTGAGTTAATCCAAGTATGCCAAGTGGCGCAGTTATGCTATGACGTTTTCGATACCAGTGTTGATCTTGTATGTCCTTATCTTCCTTACGCTCGTCAAGATAAGGAAGTAAACAATAAGTTGAGCTTCGCGCTCAAGACATTCACAGAGATCCTATATAACGCAGGTATCACGCGCATCGAGGCTTTTGACCCACACTCCAAGTCTGATCTCGTCTTTCCAATGGAGTCTACAACTCCCAAAGAGTTTCATCAGACTCTGTTTAACACCATCGGTTATGACTTTGTATGTTACCCAGACAAAGGCGCAGCTGAGCGCTACGCTAAGACCACTGGTAAGCAGTTCATCTGGTGCGAGAAGGTTCGCAACCAGCAGACGGGCGAGATCACTGGACTTAAAGTTAATACATCTCACCAGGATCTCTACGGCAAGAGTGTCCTAATCATCGACGACATCTGCGACGGCGGGATGACCTTCATCAAAGTAGCTGAAGCACTTAAAGAATATAAGACAGGACCAATCGACCTAGCAGTCTCACACGGACTATTCTCAAAAGGGAAGCAGGTATTATTTGATGCAGGGATCCGTGATATTCACACCACGAACTCTCTGCTCAGGAACCCGGAAGGATATAAAGTATGGTAACCCACAAGAAGATGAGTCTCTTTGACGCTCCTCGTGAGAGTGTAATCATTCATGCCTGCAACTCGCAGGGTGTCTGGGGTTCTGGCATTGCCAAGCCTTTCAAAGAGAAGTATCTTCAGAGCTTTCTCGACTACAAGATGTTCTGCGAGTCTGCTAACATGCAGCGTGGAACGGCTGTAGGTCTTGCTGGTCTATCATCGTTCCCTGAATCCGAAGCTCACTGGGTCGGCTGGATCGTTACATCTCATGACTACGGACCTAAGAAAGACGGCGTAGAAGAGATCAAGATCAATACAACTCTAGCTCTCCGTGATCTCTTACGTAAGATCTATCTCGCCCACCCAAGCGACACGTACCCACAGATCGACGTCTACTCTAATAAGTTTAACTCTGGTCTGTTCGCTGTACCTTGGAAAGACTCAGAACTTATCCTTGAAATCCTCTTAAAAGATTATCCAAGAATCAATTGGATCGTCTGCGATCCAGATATGGTGGAAGCGTGAGCGATACCATCGACCCTAAGAAGAAGAAACCAATTCACGTTGTGAAGAAGATCCCAGGGGTTGATATGTCTGTGGAGCACACTCTTGCGCAGGCTAAGGTTGATGCTCTCGCAGAACATTTTGATGATGGTACAACGTTCGACTACTCAGTAGAAGAAGACGAGGGCGAAGTCCGCTTCTACGTAACAGCTACATTTAACTTTTAAGGAGAAACATGATTAACGATAACGTATTACTTTGCACTGACGTATATAAGATGGGGCACATGGAGCAGTTCCCAGAGGGGATCACTAAGGCCTACGCCTATCTCGTTGCTCGCTCCGACAAGAAGATTCCGTTCACGCTCTTCAATGGGCTTCAGCCTATCTTGAAGAACTACTTGGCACAGAAGATCACTCACCCAATGGTGAACGAGTTCTTGCAGGTACGTGAATCGATTCTCGGACCTACCCCGCGCCACATCTTTGAAAAGATGCACGCATTGGCAGACCTTGGTTATATCCCCTTGGAGATCAAAGCTGTTCCAGAAGGAACTGTTCTGCCCGTTAAGAACGTTCTTCTCACGATGACCAATACTCATCCTGACTTCGCTTGGACAGTTGGCTTCTTTGAGTCGCTCGTTCTTAAAGTATGGAACCCGACAACTGTTGGTTCGTACTCTATGAAGTTGCGTAACCTTGTAGACACATACGCGGATGAAACTGTAGGCAACCGTCTCCACTGCGATTGGGCTGTCCATGACTTCGGATACCGTGGTTGCTCGTCTGAGGAGACTGCGGCTATCTCTGGTGCTGCTCACTTGATCAACTTCCGTGGAACAGATACCGTTCCGGCTGTTAAGTTCTTGATGGAGAACTACGCTGCGACTGGCCTTATCGGTGCTTCTGTCCCTGCATCTGAGCACTCAGTTATGTGTTCGTACGGTCAGGAACATGAGTTGAAGGCGTTTGAGCACATGCTCAACACTTACCCTACCGGCATCGTCTCTATCGTGTCTGATACCTATAACCTGTGGAATGTTCTTGAGAACTTCACTCAGGTACTTTACAAGCGCATCATGGCTCGTGACGGCAAAGTGGTATTCCGCCCGGACTCTGGTGACCCAGAGCTCATCATCTGTGGAAACCCGTCTGCTCCTGCTGGTTCTGCTGAGAACCTCGGTGCTATGCGTCTGTTGGCTCGCCAGTTCGGTACGACAACGAACGCATTAGGCTTCCAAGAATTGAATCCTAAAGTAGGCCTGATCTACGGCGACGGAATGTATTTTGACCGTTACGAGTGCATCCTCGCGCGTCTAAAGGGCATGGGATTTGCGTCTTCTAATCTCGTTATCGGTGTTGGTGGATTGCTGTTGCAATCGCACAGCCGTGACGACCAAGGCTTCGCTGTTAAGACCACTTACGTAGAAGTTAATGGAGAAGAGCGCGACATCGTTAAGGACCCTATTACTGACTCGGGCAAGAAATCGCACAAGGGTAGAATGCGTCTTGATTTCATCAACGGTCGTTACGTCACAACAGATCAAGTATCTGCTGCTGACGAAAAAGGTGGACTGCTTGAGCAGGTCTTCTTGAACGGTGTGTTGACTAACCAATCAACTCTGGATCAAGTGCGTGCTCGTGCTTATCCTGTAAAGGTGTAATATGGCGACCATCGTATATAAGACCCGTTCAAGCTCTCGTTATCTGGCAACCCGCACTGTCTGTTTGCCGGTGCCCTTGGTTGAGAACCTAGCTAAAGCAGATCTTGTTGATATTGAGATCGTTGCAAAGGAAGGGTACAGCATTCACATTACAGCTGAAGCCCCCATGATCACACAGTATGCCGTTAAAAAGACAGCAGCAAGCGATAACGAGTTCTACGTATTCAAGTACTAAGTTCCCGACCCCGGTTCCAAGCCGGGGCCTTTCTCACTGTATAATGCTTAGATGAGCTGGCGCAGTGATCGAACAGATAAATACAATAGATCAGAGCACAATGAGTACTGGCTACAGATTGTAGAGCAGGAGACTGATTGTTGGTATCCCTATTACTGGGATGACGAAGATCATAGTTGGTGGTCTTACTACGGTGAGCGCCCAGGCTATGTCGGTTCTATGGACGAATACCATCAAATGAAAGTGTTGACACTGCTTCGCAAGCTTAACATCAGAACAGCAAGTGGTCTTGCATACGAAAGAGGCTGGTAATGAAGAAACTACTTCTAGATCTAAAACCTACCCAGTTCTCTCTAGGATTCAAAGATGTTGATGACAAGATCGCCAAGGTAAAACGCGGAGAACATAACTCTGAGAAGAAAGTTCCAGTCATCGTAGGACCTGGTGGATTGATGTATCTAATCGACCACCATCACTATGTTAGAGCTATGTGGGAATGTGGCCACCGTCATGTAGTGGTTGAAGTAAAAGCCGACTACTCTAAGATGGGCAAGAAGAAATTCTGGGCAAAGATGAAGAAGATGAAGTATGTCTTCTTATATGACGCCTTCGGTAAAGGTCCCCATAGTCCGTATGATCTGCCTGCTGACATCCGCTGTATGTCTGATAACCCTTACCGTTCACTCGCTTGGATGGTACGTGAGTTGGGTGGCTTCGACAAGTCTACTATTCCTTTCGCAGAGTTCTACTGGGCACAGATGCTCAGGAAGAACATGAAATCCGTCGCTAATCCATTCTCTAGTGCCAGCATCGAAAAGGCACTCAAACTCTGCCGTGTAAAAGGCAAGAAACTTCCGGGATACAAGAAAGTATAAACACCCCATGAGCGATGCAATGTCTGACTACTGGAAAGAGAAGCGAGCTTACGAGAAGCAGAATCGCATCAAAATTCAACTATTGCGCTTACTATATAAACTCAACGTGCGCACTCGTGAAACCGACATGCGCATAGCTCTTGAGGAACTAAGATGATTATGGTCGATGAAGTATTTAACATTGTTGAAGAGAAAGATAACCACATTCCGCTGGTGTAACGGTAGCACAAGAGATTCCAAACCTCTTAGACCGGGTTCGATTCCTGGGCGGTTTGCCACACAAGTATAATCTCATTTTAAGAGAGGTTCCATGGTGTGGGCAGAAGATAAAATCATTATTGTTCTAGGTGAAGTGTTATCTGACTTAGCTAAAGGAGCAGATAACTTAGGTTTCTACGGAGGATATCGCGAATATAAGGTCCGCAAAGGTTCTTACTATGACGTGAAGATAGACTTTGAGCGTAACTCCATTGCTATGGAAATAGCTAACCTTAGTGGCGACAACTTTCACACCTCCATCTTCCCGTGGAAACACCGAAAAATCAAAAGATTAAGAAATGCTATTCGCTACTTAATAGACAACGCTGAAGCGATCACAATAGAACGAAAACAGAATGAGGCCATCATGAAGGCTTTTCCTAATAGAGTCAATGAGGCTTTCGAGGACGCTTTGTTAAAGAAATAAGTATAAGTTTCTATATTGGAGAAAAGCATGGCAAAGAAAAGCAAGAAAGAATCCGTTGCTCCCGCACAAGCTGCAGAGCAAGAAAATATCCCTACATCCCCAAAATCTGGACTCTCAGTCTCTGTTAACCTAGAGAAGGTTAAAGAGCACGGCTCAGATCGTCTTCGTGTAACTGTTAAGCTGTTGCAAGATGGCGAAGTTATCTCTGAAGATAGCAGCTACGTGAGGGTCTAATGCCCAAGAAAAAGAAGCTTCGTCCAATGGGTGACATCACCCTAGACCTTGAAGACATCATCATGGAGATGTGCTGCGACCACGATTTACAGTGGGGTGAAGTTCTTAACATTGTCCGCGGATACATGGAGATCCATCTTCCTGGAGCTCAGGAGAAGTATATTGCTGGTGGAAGCCCGATCTTCTACTATGGTCCTGCCCTGCCTGATGATAAACATAAACAGGAGGCTTGCGATGAAGATAGCAATGATGACTGACCCTGTTCTACGCAAGGTCACAGAGCCTGTTACTCGTGAAGAGTTAGATTACGTTAAGTCCCTAGTCCCAGAAATGATCACCACAATGAATGAGGCTGAAGGCGCAGGTCTTGCAGCAAATCAAGTAGGCATCTCTAAGCGATTCTTTATCTTGAAGAACTTAGAGACTGATGAATCTAAACTCTATATCAACCCTGAGATAACTGCGATAGGTGAGATGCTTCCATTCCAAGAAGGTTGCCTATCTATTCCTGGAACCTTCTCTGATACAGAGCGAGCTCAAGTCCTCACACTCAAGTATCTTGATGAGAACTTTGAAGAGCAAACGCAGGAGTATAAAGGGTTTACGGCTGCAGCGGTTCAACACGAGGTCGATCACCTCAACGGTAAACTATACATCGACCAACTGGGACCGGTGAAGAAGAACCTAGTTGTCAGCAAGCATAAGAAGTATCTAAAATTGCGCGGGAGAAGCAAATGACTATGGTGACTGCATTAACTTTCTATTTCCTTGGATTATTAACTGGTGCAGCTGGCGTAGTTGCGGCCATCATGTATATCGGCAGTCGCCCAGTTAAAAATAAGAGCGGTAAGCCAGCTGAGCCAAAGAAAGTTACTCGCTCTGAGATCGAGAAACGAATGAAGCGTGTCAAAGATTTGACCAATGAGCAGTTAGACCTTATCGGTCAACTGGATCAACCGCAGAAGAACGGTCTTGACGGTAAATACAAGAACTCTCTTAATTCTGCGATAAAAGAGATCGAACAAGAGAAGAGCGATCTTCTCAAAAGCATTCTTGCAGACGGACATGATCCTAAGATTACCACTATGGATCCAGCTGGCGTAGTCACTGAGATGTTCCTGTCTGACTTCATGGCTGAAATGGTACTTGTTGCACCTAAGCCTTCAGTACCTACTCCGCCTTCTAAATCTAGCGTCGTGGGTAAGTTTACTGTTCATAAGGGTGGCAAAGACGACGGTAGCGGAACCACTCACTAAGGAGTAAGCATGACAATTGTCATCAACGAGACCACCATGCTCCAGATGGACAAGATGCAATCTTGCATGATCATTACAGCTACAGAGAAAGAAAAGGTCCTAAAGACTTCTGACTTTCTTGGCTTATTTCCTCAGTACAAGACTATAGAAAAGCCTTACTACGAATTACAAATTAAGTATAGGACTACTGAGGATCGCGGGGCTCGGCTATGGAAATGTAGCCACAGTGATCACGCTACACTCGCCAAGCTTGCAAAGTCTGTGATCGCTCAGGTACAAAAGTATGACGATAAATATATCGATACTGCATTCGAAGATGTAGTCTTGAAAGGTAAGTAAATGGTAATCGTTACTCAGAACCAATATATCCTGGCCCACAAGATCAGCCATATCACTATGGATGAACAAGTTCAACACCATGAAGTACGTTCGACTAGCGGTCGCTATCGCACCGTCGTTGATAAGTACTTCCAGATCACTGTTATCTATATCCCTGAGCAGACTCAGGCTAACTCGTCAAATGGACGTGAGCCTGAACAAAAAGAATGCTCAGTTATTATCCGTGGCGCGGCTAGCGCACACAAAGTCTTTGCAAATCTGATTCAACAGATTCGTGAACAAATGCCCGATCAGTTGTATCTGGATACAGCACTCGAGCGTATGCTCGCTGGCGTTAACATGGAAGAACTTGTTGAGAAGCAAGAAAAAGACGAAGACTGCTGGGAAGAAGACATTAAGGCAGTTCAGTTGAAAGCTACTTCGGTCGGCAAGGCCAAGAAGAAGCGCCTGCCGATTAAGAAAGTAAAACGTTTGCGTAAGTAACATTTAGTGGAGGCACTATGACCGAAGCACAAAAGAAGTTCGTTGCTCTTGAGAAACAAAAGGCTGAAGTTAAGAAGTTCTATGAGAACTTAAAGTTGGCTATTGAAGAAGTCAAAGCTGAAGTTGGCATTGACGGATTCTTCCAAGACGAAGAAGGAACAGTTTACAAGATCGTCGTTCCTGACGGCAAGTTTGTTACCTTCGACCATATCTCTTACGTTCGCACTCGTCGCACAGACGAGGCGCGCGGCGATCTATCCATTAAAGCCGCTGAAGCGGCTGGCTTCAATGTCCCAACTAAGTGATAGATACCCTCCCGGGTACGCCGAAGATGACGGCGTTCAGTATGAAGAAGCACTCGACGAGGCAGCGTTTATGCTACTCGTCGAGTTTCTATTTGATCTAGGTTGCATCTCCTCTAAAACTTGGGGTGCAGCAGAATACACGGACGATCCCAACTACTGTAAGTAAATCCGATCCAATAATTGATTGTAGGGAGAACTTATATGGGTGTATTTGACGATAAGAAGTTCGAAGAGTTAGATTGGATCTCGCAAGCGACCGAGCCAATGGATTCGCAGCTTAACGATGTTCTAGCTGCTTTACCAGATCAAGTAGAGATTACATTCGATCTCTTTTGTAAGTTCCTGGAAAGCTCATGCAGCCTCAATCTTACTGTTGACCGTGTAGTTAACATTCTCGCACACGAAGCTAAGATCTACATGAGCTATAGCAATCGTTCTGCGATAACCAACCTATTCAATTTCGAAATAGAAACTTACGGCGAAGGAATTGAGTTGGATTTCGAGAAAAAAGAGATCCGTGGCGGTAAGATCACACTCGTTAAGTTGGCAACAACTATGGACGAGAAGGTGCTCGAGGGTCTGCTGGGGAAAGAGGGATGCGACATGGTCTCCAACATGAGCCTATATACTGACAGCATTAACCGCTGCAACGACATCATGGAGTTGCTCGGCAACTGTAAAGACGGAATGAAGACTCGCTCTACATATAAGAAGCGCACATATTTATCTCGCCGTCTGAAACAACTCTTCAAAGACAATGAGTGGAAGATCAAGGATACAGAGTTAGCAAATAAAGTGGGTAGCTGGATCCGCGGTTACATCCAAGACGGAGACGCACGTGCCTATGCAAACTTCTGCCGCCTTAAAGTTATGACTCACAAAGGTGACCCAATCTATTCTATGGAGGAGATTAAGTGAAAGAGTTATTAGAAGTTGCAGAAACATTTGATCGTTCTCGTCCAGTATTTAGATTGACATTCTCATCGGATGGAGATAGTATTGATCTTAACGTCCATGAACCTGTTCATCCGTGGCGTCCGGTTGCCGAAGAAGGCAATGTAATCAATGAGATAGTCACGGACCGTTTCGCAGAGGTATTCGATCTGGGCACGAAAGAATTTCTCGTAGATGCCGACAAAATCGCTCAAGAGGCCATGGAAGTCGTCCGATCTTCTATCGGTCGGTTCATTGAGAAGAACATTGGAATGAAGAACCCGCGTCAATCTAAACTATACCGCTGGACCTACAGAGGTATGCCAAACACAACAGAGTTCAACGATACTCTGGTACTTGTGTATAAATACTTGCGTTCGTTCTCAGACGACGACATGCGTGCCGATATCGGTAGCAAAGCACACGTGGACAATGCAATCGCGCTACTAACAGCTATGGAGGAGAAATATAGTGAACAACGATAATTCTGATACCGAAGAGACGCTCATTGACCTCGGGGTAGAAGTCGAAGAGTCTGAAGAAGAAAATGACGAGAAGCCGGTTAAGAACTTTAACAAGTATGACCGCACCTTGACAAACGAAGACATTCTTAAGTACGAGCCTATGGTCGAAAAGTATATCCGCGATAACGTTGCTAAGAACTGGAACGAGGCGAACACCAAGAAAGGTCAAGGGGATAATTCCCTTGGAAACACTGGTATGTCCTTGAATGATATTCGCCAGCATCTTCGCACGGAAGTTTGTATTGCACTCTACAATTACAATCCTAACTACCGTACTAAAGAAGGTCGCTCTGTCAAGGAATCCACGTTTGTGTTCCAACACTTGTTTAATCGCACTGGTCAGATGATGAAGCGTCTCACCAAGAAGCGTTATGGATACGGTGTGTGGCACGCGAACATTGAGGAGACTTTGTGGGAGCATGATAGTGAAAAATAAAGTTTGTACAAAGTGCAAAACACCTAAACCTTTAAAGCTTTTTAATAAAAAGAAAAAAGCAAAAGATGGTTTAGAGCCTTCATGTCGCGAATGCACTTGTCAAACTTCGAAAAACTATCGTGAAAATAATCCAGAGTTTATTTCTAAGTTAAAAGCAAATTGGAAATCTTTAAATACCGTACAAGAAAAAAAGAAACAATAAAGGTCACCACTTAACTAAGTATTGGCCAGAATTATCTCCTAAAGAAGCTATCATGGCCTATGAACTATTGCTTCATTCTCAAGACAACAAATGCGGAGTCTGTGAAAGATATGCATCAGAGTTTAGTTCTAGGTTCCATGTTGATCATTGTCATACGACAGGTAAAGTGAGAGGGCTTTTATGTTTCAATTGCAACGTGATGATTGGCAACTCTAAAGAGAATATAAACACTCTTATCAGAGCTATTCAATATCTGGAGAAAGCATGAGCGATTTCTTAATCAACCCTAAGTTCTTTATTCCTCTTGTTCAAGATATCAAAAAGGGTGAAGCTCTATATAAAGAGCAACTGTCACATCTCGGCAGCGCTCTTCTGATGGATGACTACGATGCTAACGTAGAAGTGCGCAAAGGTTCTATAAACATAAACACCGGAGTTAAGTTTCCGTTTGGCACACTTATCTCTGGTTCATACGTAATGAGCATCGTTGCTAAACAGCTAGCTGGACTCATACTCACGTACGACGATATCGATCTATACTTCCAGACCAAAGAACTTGCTCAGGAGTTTGCTAAACTTAATGCCGCACACTTTGACTTTACTAATCCTATGTGCGCATACGGTCATCTAGGTTCACAGAAAGTAAACTTGATCTACGGAGTAGAGCACACTTCGCCTGCCCACCTTATCTCTCGTTTTGACATTCGCGCTTGCTCCATGGCGATCGATCCCAATCTAGGTGTTCTTTATGTAGTTGCAGGCTCTATGGAAGACTGCACTCAGAAGAAGATCTGCTTCAATCCCGTTCCACGTGGGGTTAGCATTCGTCGCCTCACTAAATACATCAAGAAGGGTTTTGAGATTGAGTCACACCAGAGTGTATTCTTCGTCGAGCTTCTTCGCTCAAACATTTACTCGGCTGAATTAGAACTAATGACCAAAGAGTATTAGTACAATCGCCTCCGTAAGGAGATCGCATGAAAGTATATAAAAATGTCTCGGAAGCCTATCTCGGTACCCTCGCGGATGTCTACTACAACCCTGACGTCAAGAGCGCGCCACGCGGGCAACCTTGCAGAGAAGTACTCGACTACTCATTCCGGGTTTTGGGACCTACTGATGATCCTATCGTTACTCGAGATCCAAAGCGCAACGAAACTATTGCTTCATACACCCGGAAAGAAGTGGAGCTATATGATTCCTGCACGAATTCTGCAGAGGATTTCGGACGAGCCTCAAAATTTTGGCTCAGTCTCGCTAACCCTGACGGCACTGTTAACAGCGCGTACGGCCATCTTATCTGGTCTAAAAAGTCAAGCGGATCTCATTTTGAGCGCCAAACAGTTGTCCACGAAGGTGTCTACGAAAACGGAGAAACTGCGCACTTCCTAGTAGAAGAAAACGTTATGCGCACTCCTTGGGAGTGGGCGAAGCAGTCTCTTCTTGCTGATAAAGATACTCGTCAGGCTATCCTACGTTTCTCTCTTCCAGAACATCAGTGGGTCGGCAATAAGGATCAGACTTGCACGATGCATGGCAACTTCTTGATCCGCAACGACCAGTTACATCTATCTGTCGTCATGCGCTCGAACGATCTCACTCTGGGTCTTGTATACGACCTTCCGTGGTTCTGCGGTCTCATGGATAAGATGGTTGCAGAACTTAAAGATGTGTATCCTAACCTCACTAAAGGACATTACACTCACACTGTGCACAGCTTACACATCTATGAGAAGAACGAAGAGATGGTAAAAAAGATGCTCGGTGAGGTGTGAGTATGTGGCCATTCGATAAAAAAGACGATCCAATAGATCAGCTTACAAAAGATCTAAACGATATGTTGAACCAGAATCAGCCGATTCCTGGCGGCAACAACAATAATATCGGTGGCCTTGGTATGCCGCAGCTTACAACTGGTACGAGTACTCTAACTGTGTCACAAATTACGACACTGCTTGGCCAGCTCATGCAGCCGTTGACTCCAGCAGAACAAGCTGAACTGGTTCAGCTAAGAGCCACTTCACTGTTTTAGAGATTAAGCCTGCACCTAGAGATAGAGCTAATCGACTTCAAGCTACAGATCCTTTCATTAAGATTCAAGACTCTAAGGGCAAGATCAAGACTTTATCGGTAGATAGCTTTCGCTATACTGCCCTGTATACTGTGCGTCCACGTACATACGGTGAGTTAAAAGATCCGAAATAATATATAATCCAGAGGTGATAAATGTCTGATCCAAATATGAACTTGCCAGTTAAGACCGGAGATGATTTCATTGGTGAATTAGAGACGATGGATCTCTCTTCCCTTAAATCAGAATCATTCCTCGTGGCTGTTAGCTCAGGCGATCGCTCTAAAGCTAAGTTCTTACCCTCTACGATCCGCGGCGTCTTCACATTTGAAGAGATGTGTGAGACTGTCGGCATCATGTGGAAAGATCACCAGCATCATGCTAAAGTTGTTATCTTGCAAAAAGATCTGGCTGCTGCTATGAAGATCTTGGACGAGAACACGGTTGATTATATCGAAGCTCACTTCCAAGACATCATTACTGAGTCGATGCTCGATGGCGTGTTTGACGACGTTAAGGATTACACTTGTCGTGCAGGTATTGCTGAAGACGACAACGAGAATAATCCTTTTGCTCAGAAAAAAGAAGAAGAAGAAGAAGAAGCTAAGGTCGAAGAGGAAGACGAGGACCTGTAATGCTACTCAATAAGATACCAGTTCTCGATAAGGGCTTCGTTGCCCTTATCGATAGCTGCAATACCACTCAGAAACTAAGAGATATAGATCAAGAGTTCTTCTTTGGTAAATACCCTACTGTTCTTGAAGACTTGGGGTCACTCACTGTAGTTATGAAGTGTCCACTGTTTGTTCAGCTAGACCTATCTAAGTTTGCATTTAAGATCATCAACACGGAGAATGCAGATGTCGAGTCAGAAGCATATATCCCTTCGGCAGCTCAGCTTGGAGGAAGCGACGTCGTTACAGCACAAGCGATCTCTAATGATATTTCTCGCACAACTGCTGCCCTTCTTATCAATCCCAGAGCCTATCAAGCAGATGGCGCAGATGCGTTTGTATCACAGGTCCTTACCCCCATTAACATATATACAACCTTGATTATTCAAGGATCGTACAAAGAATGGTGTTCGTACGCGTATACGCGCAAAGTACCAGGGCCCATCAAGGCATACACAATGGCATTGCAACAGATTATTGATACGGAGTGGAAATAATGGCTAGACCCAAGGGTGCTAAAAACAAAAAGAAGCATGTATTCGAAGACCCGACAATTGAAGAGATCGTGGAAGTTGAAGTAGAGTTTAATTGTCCTATCCGTGGAAAGATCAAGCAAAAAGTTAAAATGAAACGCCTTAAGAAGGTGACTCACGATCCACATCGTGTATTTGTTGGTGCACAGAGCATCATCGATGACTTAGAAGCTAAAGAAGATAGTATCTCGTCAACTGAACTCGATCCGGAGGAATAATGGACTTTGTATTTGTCTTAATCGTCATTTTTGCACTAGTAGTCATTGTTCCACGTCTAGCAGCATCTGCCGCTAAGCCTACAGATGGATCTGCTCATGGTAACCAGATTATCGTGGAGAAGAAAGAATGTCCTCCTCACCAGTGATTCTGGCAAGAAGTAGTTGACCAGCACGGCAATTCTCAGGGCACTCGTATTGTCTGCAAAGTTTGCGGACCTATGAAATCGGACACAGGAAGATAGTATGAAAGTTGAGCTTGACGATAAACAGAAACAGCAACTCGAAGGCGAGATGAATAGTAATCCTATCCGCAAGTGGATGGTGATTAAAGAATTCATGAAGTTCGAGATCGGCGACGTTCTCATTCGTAAACAGGCTCGATATAAGCCTCGTGATGAGACTGAGTGGATTACGGAAAATATAAATTCCGACAATAAGATGGCTCAGCGTTACGTCTACATCCATGAAGACGAGTTTGGTATCGGCTATATTAAGCAGCTTCGCGTTGCTAACGGCACTCTTGGTCAAGAGATCTGGTCGATGACTGATTTTGACTACAAATCCACAAGATTTGAAGTTGATCCTGAGTTTGCAGAAGCAACGTTCTTGGGTGGCGACTTTGACATCAAGAAGATCCACTCGCAGGCGTTAGAGCAACGCAAGATCATCACTAAGGTCAACCGCAAGAAGGGTCAGAAGTTTAAAACACTTCAGGGGTTTAATGACTTCTTCGATAAGCTTAAAGTTGGAGATAAATACTGGACCACTCAGGATTTCACAGGTAGATATAAAACAGAAGTTGTTATTAACGAGATCGTTAAGGTTCCTATGAGTGCCCAAGACATTCAGTCTGACTACATGGTTAGATGTATCATGGAATGCGAACGCGAGATGACTCGCAAAGGCGAAGCTTTCACTCCGTTCTTTAACTCTTCATATACCTATAAGGTTTCAACGTCAAGTCGTCATCGGGATAATAGATATGTCTTTGAATACAGAGATTACATATTATATACGCAAGAACCCGCAATCGAAGAGAAGAAAAAGTAATGCGTCGGTGTATCTATCCTACGTGTGAATCAAAGATAGAGAAATGCCTTTGTAGGCAGAGGTTAAATAAGAGTATGAAACGTCCATCTAAGACAGAGAATATTGCCTTAAATTCTGTCATAAATAAATGGACAATAATGTCTCTTCCTTACATTAAGATAAACTTAAAATCAAAAAAAACACGATATGTAGATGTAAAGTGTAAATGTGGTGTTCTTAAGTCAATAAAAGTTGCAAGTTTAATTAATGGCACCTCAAGTGGATGTGGCCACTGTGGCAATAGATATGCTCGAACAGACGAACAGCTAAAAACGACATCTATCAATAATATTTTTCTAGATTATAAGGGCAATGCTAAGGCTAGAAATTATGATTTTAATCTAACCTTAGATGAGTTTAAGGGGCTTATTTTTCAAAATTGTTTCTACTGTGACGCTTCCCCTGCCAACATTCAAAAAAATAAACACACAATAGTTAAATACAATGGAATCGATAGATTGGATAACTCTATTGGGTACCAAACATCAAACTGTGTCACAAGTTGTGCTACTTGCAACACTATGAAATTAGATTACTCTGCAACACATTTTTTAGAACAAATACAGAGAATAGTTAAAAATAACAAGTTTAACCAAACCAATAACCCGATCTCAGAGAAAAAACTTAAAATCTATCACGATAGAGCTGTAGTTATAGCGTCACAGTCACACGACATACATACTAAAGTTGCAGCCCTATTAATAGACCCTAAAACATTAGCGGTTACGGCAGAAGGTTTTAATGGGTTCGTTAGGGGTGGACCAGACAGTTCTCTACCCACATCTCGTCCAGAAAAATATAATTATATAATACACGCAGAAACAAACTTATTATGTAACGCAGTGCGATCAGGAGTTAAGACTGGTGATTGTATACTTTATTGCACCCTATCTCCTTGCACTAAGTGTATCAGAATGTTGTGGCAGGCAGGCATAAGTGAGTTTTATTTTAAAGAAAAATATAGTGACTTTGAAGATAGTTCAGCCATGCTAGACTTAGAAATCAATTGCTCTACGGTTGGTGATTTTTATCATTTACAGATTAAACCGAGGACATCGTGAAACCGCGCACAGCTTTATTCATTGGATCTAATCCATCGCAAGCGTCTAAGGGCAATGGAGCATTCGATATGTCCACCGGTAGTGGTAAAACGTTGCACGAATGGATTGAAAAGGCAGGGATAAACATATCTATTATGCACAATCTGGTCAATACACCAACACCAGGCAATAGACAACTGACGATGAAAGAGATCAAGGGTAGACTTAACCATCTTGCAATGATCATTGCACACCACAAAGATGTACCAATTATAGCTGTAGGAAAAACTGCCGCTACCGCATTGAAGATGCTAGGTGTGAACTTTTATGAATTGCCCCACCCCTCCGGATTGAATCGATTACTTAACGATCCGGAATACGTGGCTGAAAAAATAAAGGGTCTGGTGGAACACACCAGACCCAATAAGAGCTAGTTTAACGAGTTGAAATTAAACGAGCGCGGGAGCTGTACCGATGTTGCTGTCCAAGTTTACTGGACGGTGCACAAGGTACAAGTCACCAACAACTGCAGCTGCAGGAGCAGTTCCAGCAGTAGCAACAACGCCGAAAGACGTGTTACCAGCTGTCGCAGGAATATGGAGGACGATGTCGCCGACCATAAGAGCTGCGAAGTCAGTAGTAGCATCAGCATGGGTAGCGATGATAGCTGCTGGAGTTGAAAGACCGCTAAGAGCGGCGACAACTTGGTTAGCAACGCGAGTGTTTGCCAAAGCTTTTTGAATAACTTTAGCAGCAGGTGCACGGTTAGGAGCTGAAGAGCTGCCACCCATGTTGCCAGACTGATTGTCCGGAATTGGAGGAAGTAGGGCCATATTTATCTCCTTTGAAGATAATTGGGCGTGAGGTAAGTCTCACGGCCTATTTATAACATTATACCAGAGTTATGGGAGAAGCAACTTAAGCAGTAAAGGCTTAGCCCACATTAGAAGACCGCTAAATGCAACAAGTGCAGCAAGTATCTTGCCCCAACGGACTAAGGTCTCATGCTTGTGCTTGCGAACAGCGTCTTCTTCAATTTGTCTTTTTTCGATAGGTGATAGACGTCCGTCCATCTTGTTAGCCAGATCCTCGAGTAGTTCGGTTCTGTGCATGTGCTCTCTGAGAGAGTCTGTATTAGCTTTTAGGATATCGTTTGAGCGTTTAAGTTCTTGATATAGCAGCTCATGGTGGCGCGACAGTTCTACGAATGCAGCCTGTTGAAGTGCTAAATCCTTGTCCATCTTGTGGAGCTGTTCGCTAATAGCGTCTACTTTGTCTTCAAGCGACTTGCCGGTTTTCTTTTCCATCTCGACTCCACCCTATAGATACCTAGCCTTATCTTAACATGAACAGTAGTTAGTCAGTAGTCTATTGGAGGGGGCTGGTAACAATTCAATCTAATGGCCCTAGGACGTCCAAGAACACACGACAAGAACGAATGATATCTTTATCATTTGAACGATTTAAACGCGATAGGATTGAAATCTGAATCAAGGGATATGTATCGATGGCAATCATCGGTTACTCTCCCGAGGAGTAGATCGGGCCTATCCGATTAGGGTAGGTCCGGTCGTTTTTAGTCTGGATTATCGACCTTAACGTCGATCTTTGTGACAGTCTTCTCAGAGACCGGGGCCATAGCCTCATTAGGGCGTGTGGTCATCTCGGTATCAGACTTAGCACCGTTAGCTTCGATGCGTTTCTGCATAACCTTACCACCGAAGGCAGCACTCAAGAATACACCTGTCAACATAGTGATTCCACTATAATCGACTGGGAGTTTTGTCATTCCGTAGAATCCAATTCCGATTGCCGCAAATAGTGCTAGGAGAGACATGACTCGCATCATGCTCACACCTGAGTTTTCACTAAAAAGTTGGCGGAAGAAATTGCCCATAGTATAATCCTATCAGAAAAAGGAGCCTAAATGAAGTTATCTAGGTTGATCGACCCTAAATTTAAAGCGACTCTAACTCAGCTTAATTCGCAGAAACTGCCGCTTAAAGCTGCATTTAAACTCAAGACCATCATCAAAAAGATCGACGAAGAGTACAGCAAGTATGATGAAGTTCGTCTTGCGTCTTTGAACCGTTACGGCAAGAAGAAAGATGACGGTAGCCTAGATACCGACGATCAAGGCAATGTCCCTTTGGAAGGCGATAACGGTCAGTTGTTTGTTAACGAGTTGAACGAACTCTTAGATCTAGACATCGCTATCCCTACGCTTTCTGTCAGCGAGCTTGGTAACGATATCTCGATCTCGTCTGAGGAGCTTATGCTCTTAGACTTTCTTGTTGAGTGATTGCATTAAGTTCCATACATACTCCAAAGATTAAGATTTACCTTTAACTATATGATTTCACTAAAGAATGGGTACGTAATAAAATAATCTTGACTTATTATAAGACGTATGGTACGATATTTGAAACCTACATTCTCAAGGAGAGTCCATGAAATTATTGACTGTATCTACGACTGCTGCGAAAGAAGTTTTAGAAAAGATTGTCCAGTCGCCGCACATTCCCATCGCGACTGTATGGAAGCTTAAAAAGCTCGTATTGAAGTTTAATGAGCATGCTATCATGTATGAGCAGATGCGCAATGAATTGGTGAGGAAATACGCCGCGAAAGATGCAGAGGGTAATTTCGTTGAAGATGCAAATAAGAAAATCAACGTTGATCCGGTAAATTTAGAAGCTTATGCTGCTGAGCTTTCTGAGCTTCTTCAGATTGATGCTCCAGTTCCAGCCATTAGCGTTGCAGAACTTGGCACCAAAGTCGAAGGCATCACAGTGAGTGATGTTATGGCTTTGGGCGATTTACTTGTCGATTGATAATGTAGCGGGTAGAGTTGATACCAAAGCAAATACATCCTTTGGTATCATATTATTAATGTTTGTTGGCAACACAACATTTTCACATTCATTCAATATGGCCGCAACTAATTGATCGCAGATGTAGGTCTGGCCAGAATCCTTCACTGGATTCTGGATCTTTATTCCGATCAGGGCACATAGTTCAACTAGTGCAAGTCCACATATCTCAAGCACTCCATACGGCTTTCCAGCCTGATTTGCCGCAAACTGCATAGTTTTTAGAAAAGTGACATCTGAAACATTGAATGTGAATTCTTTAACCACAGTTTCTTGTGCTAAAAACACTGGCAAACTCATAGAATTTACAACACTATGCGATGCTTGAAAAATCATATCTTGCCCTAAATATTCATCGTGATATTTCAAATAGACATGCGAATAGTTAGTCTTTTGAACTAATTGGATCAGCCAACTGAAAATAGGAAAAGTTGTACAAGCCCGAGAAAAACCTATAGTAATTTGTTTCATTACGATCCTGGGTTTATGGTTAAGGGAAGGTTGAGATATCCCTGAATCTGATTCATATAAGAATATAGTATGCTATTTGTGATAAAAGGGGCAAGAGCAGTTTTTGCATCGCTTGTATCGGCAATCATTGTTTGAATTTCTGTGATGGCTACATAGAGTGATCCAGTAGAAAGGTAAGTATAAAGGTCTGAAGCGTAATCTAATACTGCTTGTGTTTTACCCGATTGAGTAATTCCTGACATAATATTTTGAGTTGCAAATTGAATTGTTAGATTTTGTCCAAAAATAATAGCATTTTGAACAAGTGTTGTATAAATTTGAACTGCACTTTGTGGTGGAGTAGTTGAGTTGGGAGGATTCCAACCAATATTATCAAAAATCCATCCAATCCCAGGTTGAGGAGACAAAGCGTCTATCTGTTGAACCGAGTCATAAGGAACTCCATTGGAGTCATTTTGGAATAAAGATACAAGACTTGAATCCTCAAGTTCTAATGTATTTACAATTGTATTATTTCTTATCTGCGCGTAAATCAAGATCCACCTCTCTGTAAAACTACATCACACAATAGGGGATTGTGCTCCATATTACTCTACCCACAATACGACAATTTGTCCAGAACTTCCCGCACTACCATTGCCACCCTTCCCTCCAGCGGCACCTGATCCGCCACCGCCTCCTCCTCCACCACCTAGTCCACCAGATCCAGCGGTGGAAGGTAAAGCATTTGCTCCCGCACTACCAGCAACTCCAGAGGTACCACCATTGCCACCAGCTGCTCCAATATTGGATGGTGCATCTCCAGCGCCGCCACTCGCACCAGCTCCACCACCTCCGCCTCCGTTAACACCACCGGCAGTTCCTCCCAACGCACCACTTCCAGCCAAGAAGAAAGGAGAAAGTGCTCCTACTAATGTTGTTGTATCAGTCGCATTGCCACCTGCAGTAGATGCTGCTCCTCCTGTACCACCTTCTCCACATGCATATAGTAAAGATAGACCAGATGATTGAAATGTTCCAAATGCTTTTGGAGAGGTGCTGTCATAATAAATAGCTCCCACTCCAGCAGCAGTTCCTCCTCCACCTACAGTAGAACCATCATATGCAGATCCTAAAAATGAAACCAAAGACCCAAAAGAACTACTGCCACCTGGTCCACCTTGACCTCCTGTACCACCTTGACCTGTTATTGTTCCAGCAGCGCCTCCGCTGCCTGCAGTTCCTGCTGCCCCGATAGTGATCGTATAAGTAGTTCCGGGAACGACAGTGACGGGATACGGTAAAGATATATTAGCGGGTCCAGAAGAACCAGCAGATCCACCACCACCTCCATTAGAACTTCCACCACCACCACCGCCTCCTCCTCCACCACTACCTCCGGCAGTGCCACCTCTCCCGATAACAGTTATATTCGTAATGCCAGCAGGGCAAGTCCAGGTTCCAGAAGACGTGAAAATTCGTTTTACATATTTAGACATTGACAACCGCCATTAATGTATATAATGTGTGAATTATGGATAGATTCTGGCCTACAGTCAAAGGTAAAACTTGAAAGTAATTGTATTTTTTCATTCAACCCACTGAACAATAATTTGACCGTTACTTCCAGCTGCTCCATTTGCTCCGATGCCGCCAGTGGATCCAGTCGTTGCAAGTGTACCACCACCTCCGCCACCTCCGCCACCTCCACCACCAGAGCCTGATATAGCAGATGAAGCTGCACCACCATTTCCTCCATTAGAACCAGAGGCACCACCATTTCCTCCAGCAGCGCTGCTGCTTGGGCCAGTCGCATCTCCTGCTGGAGCAGCTGAACTTCCACCACCGCCACCGCCTCCACCTGCACCACCTGAAGCCCCGCCCGCTCCTCCAGCTCCACTAACAAAAAATGGAGATTGAGAACCATATATAGTGCGACCAGCATTACCCGCCGTTCCTGCACCACCGCCACCGCCAACACCATACGGTTGAAACGGTAAGATGCCATAAGTTCCAAAACCACCAGCACCAGCAGTAGCACTAAGTCCACCACTTCCTCCGCCTCCACCGCCAGTTCCACCGCGACCTGGTTGGAAGGATAAAAGGACGTCAAAGGTAGTTGCAGTACCAGATGAACCTGCGCCACCAGCAGTTCCAATTGATCCACCAGCAGTTGCTACACCACCTGCACCACCTGCACCACCTGCACCACCAGTACCTATGGTTATAGTATAAGAGGTCCCTGGAACGACGATAAGTTCAAATGGAAGAGTTACCATACTTCCGCCTGGTCCACCAGAAGATCCACCGCCAGCTCCAGCAGTAGTAGATCCTCCGCCACCTCCTCCGCCACCGCCTCCGCCACCAGAGCCACCTCGCCCCCAGACAATAATATTCGTAATGCCAGCAGGACAAGTCCAGGTTCCAGATGTAGTGAATAATTCTCTAACCATTTTTGCCATTATTCCACCCACGTAACAATAATCTGACCGTTACTTCCAGTTGCTCCAGTTGCGCCGTTACCGCCAGTTGTTCCAGTAGTTGCTTTTAATCCACCTGCACCACCACCACCTCCACCGGGTCCACCTGATCCAGCAATTGCTGAAGAAGCTGTTGGAGCATTTCCGCCATTAGAACCAGAGGCACCACCATTTCCTCCAGTAGAGCCGTTTGGACCAGTCGCATCTCCTGCAACTGGTGCTGAACCACCGCCTCCACCGCCTCCACTCCCAATTCCCGAAGTGGCACTTCCGCCAGCGCCAGCAGTGCCGTAGGTAAAAAATGGATTCCATGCTCCAACTGGTACGTAACCAGCATAGCCCGCCGAACCACGGCCTCCACCATTGCCACTAGCAAAAGACAAAGATGGAGTTCCTTGAAATTCTCCAGGACCATATGTGCCTGCAACTCCATTCGCACCGCCTGTTACTCCTCCAGTACCACCAAAACCAGGAGCACTAGGTTGAAAAGATAAAATACCATCAAAAGATGATGGAGTTCCTACGATTCCATTACTTCCAGTGCCCCCAGCACCGCCTGCTACACCACCTGCACCACCGGCACCACCGGCTCCACCTTGTCCGATAGTTATTGTGTAAGCGGTTCCAGGAACAACTGTTAGTTGAAAAGATAGAGAAGTTAGAGATCCACCTGGTCCACCACTTCCACCGCCAGTTCCACCGCTAGTTGTGGAGCCGCCAGATCCGCCACCTCCGCCACCGCCTCCGCCAGTTCCACCGCGACCCCAAACTACTATGTTTGTAATACCGGCAGGACAAGTCCAGGTTCCAGATGTAGTGAATAATTGTTTTACATATTTAGACATAAATTAACCTACAAACCACGAAACGCCATCAGTTACCACATTGAACCAACCCCATGGTGTTTGAAGAACTTTACTTGCTGCCAACCCCTCAATTTTCTCTGAACCATTAGGAGCCAGAGTTAAGTTGTTAGCCTGAAAGAATCCAGTTGAATCAATGATTTTGAATGTTTTACCAGATAGACCAGTGGGAGAAGGTAGAGTGAGAGTAAACGCTCCTCCCGAAGTATCACAAAGAATTGCTCCATCGGTAGATAAAATATTGTAGTTTGCGGTTTTGGTCACGAGAGGGGTGATGCCATTGTTTACAATCGTGATCGCACCAGCAGTATTGGTAATGGAAATACCAGTACCTTGGGTCAATGTAGCTAGAGTATATCCAGTACCATTGCCTACCAATAATTGACCGTTGGTTGGCGCAGTCGAAAGGTCAGTGCCGCCGTTAGCAATGTTAACTATTCCTGTCACATTGGCAGCATTACCAGAGATGTTGCCTGTGATAGCGGTACCTGGGATAGTTGTTGAAGCAGTAACCTGACTAGCACCATTACCATATAGATAACCAGTCAAGCTAGAAGTAATAGGAGCAACGCTTAAAGTTGCAATACCAGCGAAGAGAGCACTTCCATTAACTTGTAATAGCTGACTTCCATCCGTAGTTGTTCCGAGTAGAAGATGTCCTGTTGGTGCGATCCTCATGGCTTCTGCGGAAGTTACTGAACCAACCGGCGTTACGCTAAAGCCGATGTACGTAGGCATAGATGTATCAGTGAAGGTAGCTCCTGCTACGATGTTCACAACGCCAGTACTAGCGACAGCGAATGCCGTAGCGCCATAACCTCCACCAGAGAAGAATGTCAAGTTTGTTCCACTCGTTGTAGCAGAAGGACTTGCAAGTGTACCACCTGCTTCTCTTCCGCTAAATCCTACGTTAGAGCCATACCCAGTAACCTGAATGGCCTTAGTAGTGCCGGAGTTGTTAACAATATCTAAAACTGCTGTTGTAGCTGGCTGCACACCAATGCCCAAAGCCAATGTAGTGTCGTTCCAGTAGAAATTAGCATTATCTTGAGTGAGAGTTCCAGTTGCGCTAGCGAAGATAACACTGCCTTGAGTAAATCCGCCGATTTGAGAACCTAAAAGGGCTAAGGATGTGGCAGATGTTAAACTAGGTAATGATGTCAATGTGCTATTAGTTGTTGCAGTAACGTTAGCAGCAGTACCTGAAGTATTTGCAGCATTATTAGGAATATCACCGGAAACTAGTGAACTCCATGATGGCGCATTTGCTAGAGTACCTGTACCTTGAGAAGTCAAAAACTCGCGAGCTGTCGTAGTGTTACCAGGAAGTCTAGCAGCAGTTGGTGTTGCATTTTCATAGATGATGTCACCCAGAGTAGTCATTGGCGACAGAGCATCAAATCCAGCGTTTGCTGTAGTTTGACCGGTGCCACCGTTAACTATAGCCACTACACCTGTAACATTAGCGGCGTTACCTGCGATGTTACCGGTGACCTGAGATCCAGGTAAACTCAATGCAGAAAGAGTTGTTAACGTAGAGTTAGTAGTAGCAATTAGGTGAGTAACCAGAGAACCAGCGGTATTCGTTACATCTCCGGTATGTGCAGGTTCTTGTGCGGCTTGTAGAGTACCAGTCAATTGAGTAGTTGGCAAAGCTAACGCTGTAAGAGTCGTCAATGTCGAATTCGTTGTAGCAACTAGACTTAATACTAGAGAACCAGCGGTATTCGTTACATCTCCGGTATGTGCAGGTTCTTGTGCGGCTTGTAGAGTACCAGTCAATTGAGTAGTTGGTAAACTCAATGCAGAAAGAGTTGTTAACGTAGAGTTAGTAGTAGCAACTAGATGGGTAACCAGAGAACCAGCAGTAGTCGTTACGTCGCCAGTCAACGCTGGGAATTGCGCTGCCTGAAGAGTACCAGTGAGTTGAGTAGTTGGCAAACTCAATGCTGTAAGAGTCGTCAATGTAGAGTTGGTTGTGGCCGTAATGTTTGCCGCATTTCCAGGAATATTTCCAGTAACCTGAGAACCAGGTAAAGACAATGCAGACAGGGTGGTAATTGTAGAGTTTGTTGTGGCAACTATACTTGTAACACCTAGATCTGTAATGTGAACATCGCCAGACATGCTCTCTGGAGTCCACGAGCTGGTGCCAGAGTTCCAGATCAAAATTTGGGCATCGGTAGGTGCAGTCGCAGAGACCGCATGTCCTTGAAGGGCAACAACAGTTGCAGTCGCAGCTCCAGGTCCAGTTGCAGTTACATCGCCAATTAGTGAAGTAATAGCAGCACCAACGGTAGCAACTATCTGAGCCTGTAAATTCTCAAAAGCCGTTAGTATTGAATTTGTTGCAGTGATAGGTGTATTAGAGCCTGTTGCATATCCTGTCAATAGTTGGCCGGTTACTGAAGTGTTAGTGAGCGTAACTACTCCAGTATCAGACATAGTGGCGGCACCAGACATGCTTACAGCTTTATAAGAAGTTATGCCGGTTTGATAAACTAAGAATTGAGCATCAGTTGGTGCAGTAGGGTTAACTGCAGTCCCTTGTATAGCACCAACGACAGTGGCACCTTGAGTACCGGTAACATCACCAGCTAAATTGCCGGTAAATGACGCGGCAGATCCACTTACGTTACCAGTTACGTTACCTACTAAATTACCAGTTACATTGCCTGTCAATGACGCAGTGATTACGTTAGCGGCAAAGTTACCAGATGCATCACGCTTTACTATAGTAGACGCAGTATTTAAAGCTGTCGCTGCATTCGCTGCCAATTCTGCACTGTGCACATTAGCAGCTGAAGAACCACCCACAAACGAAACAACAGTTGCACCTTGTGTTCCGGTGACATCGCCCAACAAACTACCAGTAAAGCTTATTGATGTTCTAGCAGTGTTGGCATTTCCATTTAAGGATGCAGTAATGATTCCAGCTGCAAAGTTACCAGAGCTATCTCTCTCAACTACGGTATTTGGAATATTAAGGGGCGTTGCAGTACCAATTGCAGTTGCAGCGGCTGCAATAGAAGCGGCACTAGCTCCACCCACAAAGTTAACAGTAGTGGCAGCAGAGCCAGGACCAGATCCTGTTACATCGCCAGTTAAAGAGGTGATAGCGCTAGCAGAGCCAAGGGCAACCTCAACTCCAGAAGAATCTTGTATATAGAGAACGTCATCTGTTTTAACGTAGATGAGATCATAACCCGACGGTGGCGGAGACGGTTTTGTCGCAACTTGCCCAAATCTAAGTGTTCCTGGTGATGACATCGTATCTCCTTAAATTATTATTAATTCGCCGTCTGGTTCTATCTCAATAGCTCCAGATAGTTCTATCTCTAATTCCGGTGAGATCATAGAGCACTCAGAAGGAATAGAAATAAGTGTAGTTATGCTTCTGTCAGTTAAAAAACCCGGTGATTGAATCGCTCCACCAGACTGAACAAAAGTGTTTGTATTTTGAATCGTAGTTGCACCTGTATCTACCCATGTGGCTATAGCATTGGGTGTTGTAGGAGAAATACCCGTAACACCGCTGCCGCTTCCACCAGATTGGTAATAATCTAAATTTGAAGTAAATGGGTTAAACTTATATGGCATGAGATTTCCCTATTGCCTTACTGAGATAATTGTCTGTTTCTGTGTGGCAAATATTACAAACACAAATCCATAAAGTATCTCTTTTAGGCACAGCATCAATTTGAGGTATTAACCATGTTGGGTAAGCCATTATGGACCCGTAGGCGTTCTGACAACACTCTGCATAACATTTTTGGTTGCATCAACATAAGTGACAGTTATCAACTGAACTGGAGTTCCTGACAGGCCGCCTAGATATGATTGATATGTTTCTACTGTTGAACTGGGATAAGCTGCCGCTATGCTGTCGTATGGTAGTGTAAAAAGTCCTACGCTATTTACCGTAACGTCAACGTCGGCCACTATTGGATTGTCTTCGCCTCCCATAGGGCGACCATATTGATCAACTAGGATAACTCTTTTAGCGACTACAGGTTCTTCTTCATATACTGCACGTTCGAAGTCATCCGCACCAATGGTTGGACGCTTCTGGGGAGCTGGGCAACCGACTGCGGCTGCGACTGCTGTAGTATATGCAGAGACGTCAGTTGTAGCTAGAATACTGCCGTTGACAGGGCCAACGGTCATCTCGTTGATACTAGCGACTTCTTTTACTTCTAGATTTAAAGTAAGAAGTCCAGTTCCGGTGATCTGGATGTGTTGCTTGACCTTGAATAGACGTGTGTCAGGAATAGTGATAACACCATTCGCTGTTCCGTTCGCTGTAAATAGCTGCGGTGAAACCGCGGGGAAACTCTTTTCTAACATACCTTACCAAGTTCCAAGCATCCGTGACCGTTCACAGACTCTTAAGCTTATTCTATCAGGTTAAAACCCTGACTGTCCGTCGTCTCTGTCACTAACTTTAATATTTGCCCAGTACACTTCTTCTTCAGCCTGGGATGCAAACCGCTGAGTGATAGGCTTTGCAGCCTCTTGCATCCAGTTGTTAAAGCTGTTATTCCACTTATGTTCTGCAGCCTTAGCCATGTCCTCAGTTACGACGCCACCGCCGAACATCTGTTCATCTGTAGGTTGCGGAGCAGGAGCTGCAAACATTGCTTTAACTTGCGGAGGTACGTTTTCACCTAGCATTGACTTACCGGCCATAAGATTAGCAAGTTGCTGCGCTGCAGCCTCTTCGCCGTCTTGTGGCTTGTTCTTAGCAAGGCGCATGATCTCTTCTTCTGCGCTAGGGAACGGATTATGGTTCGCCCAACCGCTCTTAGTGAGCTTGCTCTCATGTCTTGCTTTGATCTGTGCTACGACGTCCGGAGACATATCTTTCATTGTCTTAACCGGTCCTGGACGTTTCTGTGCAGGACTAGATTGCATGTCTTTGCCGGCAAACTTAGCAGATGTGTAGGCCTTGGTGTTTGTATTAGCACCGAAGCCAGTCTGATCGCCAGTGTTGTTAGCTTTACGACGAGCGTTGTCAGCAGGGTTATATTGGCTTGCGCCTTTAGGTCCATAACCAGACTTTGCCATATCAAGGCATTTGTCGCACTGACAGCCTTCTACATGCTCAGATTGGCTCACAGGGTCATTGATATACGCGTAGCGCTTACCAGTACCGCCTGCGGTCGGTTGTGCAGTAGGAGTGTGATCATACATCTTAGGCGATGTGTTAACGGTTGCTACTCCTGGTGCGACCGGAGCTGCTGGTGCAGCTGGCGTTGCGGGAGCTGGAACTACACCAGGCTCAGGAGCAGGTGACATGTTAGTTGGTTGCTTAATTCCAAGCTTAGCACGGCGCTCACCAATCTCAACGTCTTTGATTCGACGCTGGTTGGCCATCTGAGCTTTAGGATGCCAGTATGGAAGTTCATCATCTTTCGCAAGGCGAGAAAGAGACTTGATGAGCTCATCAGCCACTGTGTTTGCCTTATCGATAGGACGCTTGAAGTAGCGAACCGAAACTGTGCTCTTAGCTAAGTCTTCAATGAGGCCGCGAGCAGCCAGACCTTTAGTCAGCTGCTGCACCATCTCCATTGGAGTCTCAGGCGGAAGAACTACTTCAACTTCGTTTTCACTAATTTGTTCTAATTCAATCCTCGACATCGTATTCCTCATCTTCCGACTTCTTTAGCTTCTTTGCAGGAGCCTTAGGTGCTGGTTTCTCGGCGAGCTTTTCTTTAAGCTTCTTCTGAGCAAGCATCTCTGCATGCTTCAATTTAAGCTCGTGTTCCCGCTCTTTAAACTTCAATTCAAGTTCAGCTTCTTTTTTACGAAGCTCAAGTTGAACTCTGCGTTCTTCTACGTCCATCTGAGCCATTTGCTTAGCGATCTCAGGATCTGGAGATGAAGCCATTGCATTCTGGTATTCAACGTCCATCATACGCTTCTGGTGCTCTTTATCAGAGCCATCTGGCGATTGAGCTTTAGCGTTCTCGTACTCGAGATCGAGCATGCGCTTCTTATGGTTTTTCTCAGTCTCAGGGTCTGGAGACATCATCTGTGCGTGTTCGAACTCAAGGTCCTTCATACGCATAGCATGCTTGTGCTCAAGATCTGCCTGTTGCATCTTCAGTTTAAGATTAGCGTCGCCTTCAGCTTTAGCATTCTCAACATCGACACCAGACATGTCGCGCGTTGCTTGCGCTTTAGCTTCTGCGCTCTCATCATAAGTCGGTGAGTGGTGCCCACGGACAATGTATGCGATCTCAGGTTCAGAATACCCTTCATCTTGTAGGGCTTGGATAATCTTCTGTTCAGAGTCGTCATCGCCGTTCGGCTCCTGGTCGTCCTCTTGGAACTCTCCATCACCTTCGCCCTGGACAGCACTTTCCTCGTCGGAATCATCCGGTTGGATCTCATCATCACCGCCGTCGTCTTCATTACCTTCAACACCACCTACATCAGTAGCGTCTTGCTCTGATACTTCAGGTTGATCGTAGCTGTCAATCTCTTCGTCATCATCTTGCTCAGGAATATCGTCGCCAGACGGCTCTTCAACGTCGTCTTCTGGTTCGGTATTTTCTGGATCTTGATCTAGATCCCCTTGGACAGATTCATCACCCTCAGGTTGCTCCTCAAGTTCTTCATCGTCTTCTTGGTCGTCAGATTCTACGGGCTCTTCAGATTCTTCATCTTCGTCACCCTCTTCACCCTGTTGAGCTGCGGCCATTTGCGCCATCATCTCCGGGTCCATCTGCTCGTCTTGATCTTCGTCTTCTTCAGGTTGTGGATCGGCCTTAGAAGCTGCAGCAAGGTCCATGATTGAATTGAGGTTGTTTAAACCTTTCTTCAACTCATTCCACTTCTGCTTAAGCTTCTTAGGATCTTTCTTCAATGGCTCTTTGCCATCTACAAGTTCCTGCTTACCATCTGGAGTAACTTCTAACATCTTTTTGTCTGCCATATTACACCTTACAGATAGTCTATCAAGAATCGCTTCTGATAGTATCCCTTAGCTGCATCCATTTGCTTATCGATCAAAGTTTGTAAGTCCTTCAAACGATTCTGCAAGAACGCAGGTCCTAGAGTTGATGTGCTCTGCGAAGTTCCATCGATACTGATAGATACTCCGTTGTGCGGAAACAGGATCGGACCCATTACAGACAACATCTTAAACGCTGCCATGTTTTCGATCAGAGCCGAGAGTACAGCCGGAAGCTTCCCATCAGGGAAACCACAGCGGTACTTAATTTGAAGCGCACCAGGCCAGTTAGTTATACCGCCAGCGTTAAGCGCGCTGAATCCAACACCCGAATAAAGAGTGGTAACGAAACCTGCTATGGTTGTGCCAGTAGCCGGAACGAGCTGGACAGTCTGTTCTTGCGGTTGCACGAACACGAACTCTAGCGGAACATCGATGAGTGCGTTGTTGCCATATCCATTGTTGAAAGTCAGTTTGTAGCTTAGAACATCAAGAATAGGACCGTGTGCCATCTTGACATAGCCGAAGCTCCAAAACATTAAGTGAGCATTATAGTCACAGTTCTCTAAGAACTCTACAGGAGTAATGTAGAGGTCAAGCGTGTGCTCGATCTCTGAAATTGACTCAGTGATATAGCGCTGCAGAGCGTCGTCAGATACAGCTTGGCCAGTCAAAAATGACTGAAGCGGAATTCCAAACAGCGGGCCATCGCGCAGAGTCTGAGGAGTAGGAACTGGAAGATAACGCGTTGGCGTTCCTTCCTGCTCAATTCCTAGGTGCGGGAATGGTTGATTATAGGGTGTCTTACTTACTGGCATTAGATTCCTCCGCCTTGTCTGCCGCTTGTAGGCGGTTTGCGAACTTTAATTGCTTGTGCTTGACGTTGTGAACCCACACGTTGCAAGCGGTCAGCCATGTCCGGTGCTTTAGGGTGACCTGAACTCTGGATAACAGACTTCAAATCAACCTTAGGTGCTTGCGGAGACGCTTTACCAGATGCGAACTTCTTCTGTGCAGCGCGCACTTCAGTTGGAACAGCATCTTGATTCTTCAAAGCAGTCATTTGTAATCCGCGAATTTTGTTGCCCGCGTGAGTTGCAAACGAAGCCTTTGAAGGGTTGTCGTGATCATAATCATTCATCGCTTGGATAAGACCGTGCATTCCAGCTTCATGAAGCATAGAATGATCGATGTCTGGATGATTAGCATCCAATCCAAGAGTGTTTAAAGCTTTCTTAGCAGACATACCAATCATTGGATGATAGTGCTCGAAGAACTTCTCAAACTGAGGATTCTTGCTAGGACCTTCACCAAGGATACGTTTAACGTCGCGCTTAGCGCCTTCGTCATAGTTAGACATCTCATCGATGTTTCCAACCTTCTTGCCTTTATTCTTATAGTCTTCACCATACTGACGCAAGAAGTCTTGGTTGCCCATAGCAAACGACGTAGCAGGATCCTGCTTAACAGTTGCTTGAGTTCCTTCTTCGCCTTTAGTTCCGCCAGCGTGTTGCATACCTTCTTCAAGAGAGTAGCCTTCACCACCGTGTCCACCACCAGAGATGATGTTACGGATCTGAGCATCTTTCGCAGCAGCGTGAATATCTTTAGCGCCTTTCCCCTTTTCATGAGCCTCGTGGTGAGCGTTCAAAGCATTCTTTAAATGCTCAGGGTTCTGTTGCTTCCAGTTGTTTTCGAACTGATCGTCCATCTCCATCTGTTGGATAGGATCTGCATTCTTGTAGTCAGGTGAGTTAGTATACTCACGGTAAGCAGCGTTACGGTCTCCATGAGATGCGTTACGAGCTTCAACAATGTTTCCTTGACGAGCGAGTTGCGGATTCTTAGAAGGATCAGCTTTTAATTGCTGAGCCTCACGAGCGCGTTGTTCCCATGGACGAGTGTACTGACGCATCGACATGAGGTCTTCACGCGATGGTTGTTGCCAGCGAGACTTCTTGCCTTCACCTTGTGCCACTGCTTCGCGAGCGGCCGGAGCAGCTTGCTGTTGTGCAGCGGGAGATTCCATTGGAGATTGTGAATCCTCAGACCCCATATCTTCATCAATAGCAGCACGATGAGCTTCGTCGTCTTCATCTGGCTCATATTCAGAGTATTCGTCAGCAGGCTTTGCAGCAGCTGGATCGTTCTCTGCTAACCATTTGTCAGCGTCATCGCTCTCTTCATCAGGATCAAAGTCACGATCAGTGCCGTCATACTCAGTTTCACCTTCGTATGGGTCTTCATTTGGATCATACTCATCAGCCATCTTTTGGCGAGCTTTTTCAAGCTGCTCTTTCGCGGCTAACATTTTTTTATAGATCTTCTCTAATTTATCCATTACTTAACTCCCAATTTAGCGCGCAACGCAGGTGGAAGATTTGCAATGTGCTCAGGCGATAATGCTGGTGCTTGTTGTGGCGCTGGAGCAACTGGTGCAGGTGCGGCTTGTTCGGTAGGTGCAGCTGGAGCTGGAACCTTGTTAGCAAACTTAGCAGCAAGTTCTGGTGGCAACGAAGCCATATCAACCTTAGGTCCAGCTGCTTTGTGCGGCTGTTCACCAAGTGGAAGACCTTCGAAATGATGTCCAGGTTTTGTCTTGCCGCGAGCAGCGAATGCTTGCGGGTCTGCGGCATGAAGACGCTTAACGCCTTCAAGCCATTTCTTGTTGTGCTCTGATCCGCCCCAGTTTTGCATAGCATCAGCAAACTCCGCCATCTTGTCTGGCGTCAAGTCATCTTGCGATTGCTCTGCAATGTCATGGATAGGATGCTCATCGAATGGGTGCGGAACGAATGCATCTTGCTTGCCTACATCTTGTGAGTGTAAGTAAGCTTCTTTAGCATCGATTTTTGCAGGCGATCCGAGTTGTATCTCTTCGAACGGGTATCCACCTTTGTGTGGAGACTTTGCCGTATCTGCATGTCCTTCGTGAGGAGCCATTTCAAGATAGCGGTAATCCGGAACAGATCGAGGATTCTTATCTCTTGACGCAGAATTAAGTCGGCGACGGAGACCTTTGGTACCTTCTTTAAGTTTACCAGTCTCAGGGCGACGTTCAGTTGTAGTGTAGTTTGTTTCCCACGGCTCTGTTGGAGTATAGTCTAATCCCAACTGACCGTTAGAGTGAGTTGCTGCGCGACCTGCCAAGTGCATCATAGGAATGATCTTGTTCAAGTGTTGATCAGCGATCTCGCGTTGTCCGTTTTTCAGAGCAGCCTTATGATGGTTGATATGGTGCGACAATGCGTCTCGCATCATTTCTACATCTTTGTTCTTCATCTGATTGCCGAATGCAGTAACGCCTGCGTTCGCACCACGTCCCATGGACGCTTGCGGACGAGCCATCTTCTCGAGAGATTCGAGAACTTTCTCTGCAATGATCTCGTCTTTCATGACGTCGATCAATGTCTGTAATGTAGGGTCGTTAGCCGCTTTTTTAAGAAGTAACTCCCTGAAACCTTTCAGTTCCATAGATCACCTCTTACTGGTTAACTTTACGGACGTTGTCCCGCGCTACTTGAACGAAAGCCGTTCCAGTAATTACGATATTGGTTTGTGACGCACGGCTTGTTACGCCCATGGGTCCACCAGGAATTGCTCCAACATTAACAGGTTGGCCGCTTCCAGAATTGAAGAGAAGGATCTCGCCAGAAATCATTGTTGCTGCGAGTGTTCCGTCGATCGTCACGGTTACAGCACCTGCTGCACGGACACGGAACGTTCTGAATGTATCCATAACTAGGGTACCAGCTGCTCCTGAGAGCTGCTCTTCCCAAACTTGGCCTACTTCTGCTTGACGGACGGCCTCATTGGCCAGGTTACTTGTACGCATTGTATTGTCTCCTATAGACTATAGGGACATTATACCGCGTCTGGAACCTAGAACCTGACATTAAGTTTCAGGTGATTTGTCGGGTTCAACATCGGATACATGATATAATTAAAGCATGGAAACAGTATATTGCACTATTTGCGAACAGCATAAATCACAAGAAGACTTCTATAAGGGTAAATTTTCACCTAAACGAAAGGGACGCTGTAAAGAATGTACTAAGCGTATCGCTAGAGAATGGAAAGCGGCTAACCCTGAAAAGAATAAAGCCACTAATAAAAAGTGGAATGACAATAATTATTCTAAAAAGAGATACCGCGATCTAAAGAGGGAGTATGGAATTACTCCTGAACTTTATGAGCAAATGTATATAGAACAAGAGGGCAATTGTAAGATCTGTAAAAGAAATAGGACAGAGTTTGCAAAGCGACTAGCTGTCGATCATTGCCACAAGACAGGTAAAATTAGAGGTCTCTTATGTCAAAACTGCAATACGCTTTTAGGTAACAGTTTTGATAATCCAGAGACCCTAAAGAGAGCTGTCGAGTATCTTATTTCTTGAACATCTCGTATAGTGACTTTTTAAGTCGATTCTTAGCTGAGATACCTAGCGGGGCCAGCATATCTTCATACTGTACAACCATGGCCCAGGCTTCTTCCTCAGAGGCCCAAGCGTAATCTTCCTTAGCCTCTACTTCGATAAACCGCTTCTTTTCATTGAGGTTTTCGTCGTAGACGATGTAATAGACTAGTACAGCCTTTTCAAGGAACGCAATCTTGCAGGTCTTAAAGATAGAGAAGTTCTTCTTATAGCCTAACAGACTTGCAAAAGCTTCAATAGCCGCACCAGATTTACCGTCAGTCGGGACGTTGACCTCGACACGGTTGTTATTATTAGCTCCGGTTGTCTTCCGTTTGATCGTAAGCTCACCCATGTGTTCATGGTAACGGTATCTGATGAATTCGTCCGAGTCGTTGACAAAGTAGTCATCATATGAAGATACCATCATCCATGTAGGGTTAAGAGGCTGCACGAGCTTGATGAAATCAGCCATGTCGATATCGTCAGCATAGTATTTTGTTTCAAGCTCTTTAAAGTGCATTAGAACTTCCTTAAGTAGGCTGCAAGGTTATCAGCAACTAAAGGGTTATCCTTCATATAGCCAACGGCCTTATTGCAGGCGTCACACAAAAGGCCGCGAATCTTACCTGTCCCATGACAGTGATCTACAGCCATATTAATCTTCAATTCAGACTGATGCTTGTTGCATCCCAAGCATCTTTCATTTTGCTGGGCCAACATCTGGTTATAAGTTTCCAGAGTGATGCCAAATTTTGCTTTCAGCTGTCCAGCTCTGTATCGATCTCTATTGTTGTTGCGCCAAGACACATCATCTATGTAACAGCAAGATCTACACTTAGCGTACAAAACACCTGACTTTCTTGTTTTGAAGTCAGATAATTCTTTAGTCTCTTTACAATCCGAACACGTTTTCATTACGTCTTAGGGGTCGCCATCTTGAGTGATTGGCGCTTTTCCTTACTGAACAGGTTTTCTTTATCGCGGTGTTCGGCTCCACAGCTGCGACACTTGTGTTTCTGGAACTTGCCTGCAGAAGTATAGTAGAAGCCGTTCTTAATGAATGTAGTGCTACCGCATTTGCACACGTGATCTACCTCATCATGATAAACGTTAAAGTTGATGCTGTTATCCCAAGGGATAAGCTTGTTGTAAAGCTCTTCAAGGGCAAGGACGTCATACTTATTGTAGACTTCCATTTCTTTCCAAGCCTCAAGATTACCAGCTAAACACTGGGCCCACATCTCGTGTCCCGGGAATTTAGTATGCTTAAGCTTCTTATAGGTCTTGTTCAATTTGTCGGTCATATACTCAAGCTTGTTCGACGTGAACTTGAAATGCTTAGAGGCAATGACTTTAGTGTCGATATGCTTGTATGAAGAAGGCGGTTGGAAGCCGTTCAGGATGAAGCGTGCATTCAACTTCTTCTGGTCGAACGATTTACCGTTCTGTGTGATAACGACATCACACTCGTCAAGCAAATTCCAGATACCTTCTAAAATCTTCTTGTCGTCTTCAATGTTCTTAGCGCCGCGTTGGTCCATATACATGACCTTATTAGGCGCGTCTCCGAGCCATTTAGCGCTCCAACTCAAGACGTGCCAATCGGACACGATCTGGTTGAGGGATACATTGTTTTCCCATAGGCTCCAAACGTGTGCAATGATAGGAGCGGTCTCGATATCAAAGATCAGCACTTTCGGGCCAGTCAACTGTTTCTTTTTACGCGCCTTGGACTTAGCCATCATTTCCCCAATCCGAGACCGGCAAGTATCTCGTTATGTACATCTTCAATTGACTTGCCGTCAACGTCTATTCTAACAGTGTTAAAGCGCTCGGACAGCTTATCCATGTAAAATGCGCACTTACTAATAAAATCGTTTCCACGAGATTCCATCGCGTCGCCAGCAGAAAATTCCTGCTTCGCCTGTTTGGCCGCAGCCAAACCTTTGACAGAATCCCCTCGAAGATATATTACAGTCTCATAGATCTGCTCTGCGGAAGGAGGGAAGATTCCGAGCTGATTATCGGCAGAATCAACGTTCTGATTAGCCATACTGATGAGATCTTCGGTAAGATTGCCGCATGCAGTACCGTAAGCATATCCACTGAGGATACCTCGGTCTTGAATGATGAAATCATATTCGTTTAGAGAAGGAACGATAAGTCGTTCGAGATGAATAGAACGGATCGCTTGAGAGATAAATTCTCTTGCAGGTTTCGTCAGAACAGCATCGTATTGATTGTCCAACATGATCCCTCGCAACGCCATTGTCAACGGAACGAGAGGTGTGCCCGGTTCTTTCGTTTGCAATACGGTGTATCCTCGCGCGCGAAGGGTATCTACCAACTTCTGCGTTTGAGTTGTTTTTCCTACGCCTTCAGTGCCTTCGAGACAGATATAACGTGCCTTTTTCATAGAGACATTATACAGACGACGATTAGAATCAACCGTTATAGCTGCTTCTTGAGTGTCTGGAATAGCGTATAGAGTGTTTCTACGCTCTTCTGCATCTTGTTCTGAAGTTGTTCTGCGTGCCATGCTTTCGTAGTTGCCAAATGCTCAGGAGTCATAGCATCGAAAGTGGCTTTAATAGCTTTAGGGTCTCCGCCGTGATGTCTCGCAAATTCCTCGTGGAATGGAACTTCGGCTGGAGTAGGAACATTTACTACAGGACCAGCTTGTGCTGCACCAGTAGGTGGATCAATCTTTGGTTCTGCTACGACTGGTGCTGGAGCAACAGGTGCTTCTAGCTCAGGAGTAAAGTCTGCGGCGAGTGCTTTAAGAGGCGGTTCTTTGGGGTTTGCTTTAGAGTGTGCAAGACCTAGACGGAAGACTTCTTCTGCAGCTTTAACACGCGCAGGCATCTTCGCATTCTTATCATTCATCACTTTCGAATGTGTAATGAACGCTTTGAGATCCTTAGGATCTACGGCTTTAGAGAGTATTTCAAGTTCATCGATAGTGATTCCGAACATATCTCTATTCTACTCTATAGTTTTGTTGGATTTCTTAAGGTTTTCTTCCGCCCACATTGGCTGAAGATTTATATAGCAACAGGCTTCTTTTAATTGGTCTGGATCCGTTAGATCAAATAGAGAAATCGGTTTAATGTGGTCGATATGCCAACCATTAACAGAATAATTATTCCAAGTCATACCTGGTTCAAACTTTGATTCTATATAGTCTTTGAGAAATTCAGTTGAGCAGCCGATTAGCTCTTGAGTAGTTTGGGATTTATTCTTTCCGTGAAGAGCCGCATGAATTCTCGCACGCTGGATTTTAATTAGTTTGTATTGAATATCAGTATTATAGCGATTATTAAAGTAATTGCTTCGTTTTACCCATTCATTATGAGTAGCATTAACTTGTTTTGAATTTTCTTTATTATATTGTTTCACTCTAGAAATAACATGATTTTTATTTTCTTCATAATACTTAGCACATAACTCCTCCATACGACCTGGATTACGCTCTCGAAAGTTAAGCGTATAGCACTTACCGCAGTAGTTATTTCTTGGTATCTCTTTATCGCATCTCTTACAGTTTTTCATGATTTCATTATACTACGTTCTTAAATAAGAGTTATATATTAAAAAACCGGAATTGCTTCCGGTTTTCTAACTAGTTGATTTTATTTAACAATTATTTTCCCACGTTTTCAAAAAGACAATTGAAGCGCGGAGTGTATACGAACAGAGCGCCGTACATCACGATAGCGAATTCAAGAGCAGTCGTAACGATTGCGAAGTTGATTTTCGACAAAGGTGCAAGTTGTTTAAACTTCATGCACTCAGCCGACATATCAAGCAAGAACGCTTCGCCAAGACCAGCTTGCAGAGCACCAGCCATCAGGTAAGTTGTGTTACCTTGGTTAGCGAAGTTACCGCAGAACTTTTCAGTTCCAACAGCGCCGCCTGGAGCAGAGATGTAAGCTTTCAAGTACTTCACGTTAGCAGGCATTCCCGAAACAGTCAGCGTGATGTTTTGACCTTGAGTCAAAGTAACAGCAGCACCTTGTGTAGGGATAGATTCGCCAGCGTCGTTAACCAAGGTAACCTTGATTTGGTAAGTACCAGCAACAAGCTGCGATCCAGTACCAGAAGCTGCCGAAGCGATCGCGAGAGCGCCAGGAGCAGGAGCGAGAGCACTTACAGCAAGAGCGCGAGCTCCGCTGCGAGGACGCAAGAACAAGTTCGGCTTGAAGTCAACCGTTCCTGCAGTAGTCGTCATCTTCGAAACATCATAACCAACTGTTTGGTTAGAAAGGCCCGGAGCTGAACGGAACTGAGGATAGAACTGCTTCACGAACGCTGACAAAGCAGCTGGTTCGATGTGGAGTTCCGAAGGAGAACCGAAGTTTTCCAACGCGATAACTGCGAGACGCTCGATATCATCTTGAGCAATAACGTTACCACCGAGGTTTTGAGCGATCGACTGAGCGTCGCCGTAACCTTCGAAGTCACCAGAACGCATCAGAACGTCTTGGTCACCTTTAAGCAACTGTTGAAGCAAACCACTCATTGCGATGCTGTTCTGTGGAAGATCAGCAGGCGAACCGTTAGCAGCACCAGTCAAGCGATTGAGGAAGTGGCCATGGCCCCAGTACATCTCACGCTCAACGTTTTTCAGAAGGTGCATAGTACCTTCTTTTGCCTGTTGTGCAACGATGTCGCCAACAGTAGTACGGACCAAAGTCATTTGGTGAGAGACTTTACGACGTGTACCGAAGAACACGATCTTTTGTCCGTCACGAACGTACGTCGAATCTTCTTCGATCGGCGCTCCACCTTCACCAATGTAAGGTGCTGAGTCTGAACCGTAGCTGATCAAGCGATTGTATTGCTCGAACAGATTGTATGCCTTATCAACGGAGATAGCAGGCCACATTTTCAGGTTCTTCATGTCGAAGGTTACGCTCTTAAGCGTAGCTTCCAACGATTCAGCCTGAAGGACACCACCATAAGTGAGGTCTGTAGGTTTACCAGCTCCACCGTATCCGGCGGTAATTGCTTTATTCAGGTTCTCGACGTCCTGTGTAGACACGAGACCTTGATCAAGCCCCTGTAGAATTTGATTAACTGCATCAGTCATCATTTTCGCATTCTCCTTTGATTACGAAATCTCGTATTTCTTAGCGATTTGTTTAAGGTCCTGTCCCATTTCAGCTTTAGTAATATCTAAAGAGTCAACGCGAGTACCCGATTTTTTCAATTCAAATAGCTTGGAAGCTACCTGAGCCTTTGTTAGTGGTTCAGAATCACCTTCATCTGCTGATTTCAACAGTGGGGTAGTTCTAGCAGTTGCACCGCGAGGAGCAACAGGCTGATCTGCAATCTTATTGACTAAGTCAAGGATCGTAGAAAGTTTAGCTTCGAGAGGAGCAACGCGCTCTTCAACATAGCTCTTCATAAGAGACTCAGAAGCGTCTAAAGATTTCTTCATATCAGCTAAGTCAGCAAGTTTTCCAATAGCCTTACGCTCTTCAGCTTCGTGCTCTTGTCCGCCTTTGGCGTCCTTGTCTTTCTTATCTTTTTTGTCTTCGTCTTTATCGTCTTTTTTGTCATCTTTGTCAGACTTAGCGGCTTCTTCGTTCTCGCCTTTTGCAGCAAGCTCGTTTTCGCCTTTGTCCATGTCTTTGTCTTTTTTATCTTCGTCTTTGTCTTCGTCTTTAGCGTCTTCACCTTTAGCGTGAAGGTCACCATTAGAAGGCTTTCCGTCGATACCAGCACCAGGACCTTCGATTTTGATCTCAGCTGGGGCGAAACGCGATTTACGCAATTCGTCAAGTTCCATCAGAGTCTCGTCGATTAGATCGGTGAGGCTTTTAGTAAGTTTGTTATCCATGATCGTCTCCTTTCATCAGTGTTCTGTTTAAGATTACTGACCAAGGCCGATGATGTCGCTTTGACCACGAATACGTGCGAGTTGCGTTACACCGTCATCAGACATGATGATGATGTCGTTAGCAAGAGCTGCCAACATGCAAAGAACTTGAGCTGCAATAGCTCCGTCGATTACAGTCGGAACAGTCGTTCCAGTTGCAGACTGGAGAACCAGCTGACCAGGGTTGCCAACACCAATACCAAGGTACGGGCTAACAGTAGGATCAACGCCACCAACAACAGCGGGGCTGAATACTGCATTAGCGTAGCTGATTGTGAGGTTGTTTGAACCGTTAGCGATTACAACTGCAGTTTGACTTTGTGACACAACAGTCTGACCGAGCATCGTCGCGTTACGAGCCATCTTGTTAAGAATAGCTACAGAATTTGCCATGAGGTTATCTCCTTTTACAATTTGAGTTTCAACTCAATTTCTTATTAAATATACCACGTGCCTAGACTTAAACACGTAGCCGTTACTTCTTGTTACCGCGCATGGCACCATAGAGCTTTTCAAAACTCATACCGTGACCACACTCCCTACATTTTACCTGGTGTTTCGAGTAGACTTGCTCTTTTCCACAATTATCGCAACTAATATATTTTAGTTTCGACCGTCCTTCGTCCAAGGCTTCGCTTTGGAGTACTCCACCACCTGATAAAGCGCCAGGGCTTCCACCACCGCCATACCCAGCAGTCATAGCCTTCTTAAGTGGCTTATCTTGCTTAGGTTTCTCGGCTTTCTTAGGCTTCAGTTTGCTATATTCCTTCATAACATTCTGAACATAAGGATGCTCATCGAGAGCTTGTTCGCCGCCCTCTTTATATTTGTCCCACGAACCCTTCAAACCGTTCAGCCAACTGTAAGTCAACTGTTGGTCGGACTTAGTCTTCCCTTTGTTTCTCTTATAAAAGGCGACTGCAAAGTCGGCTGCGGCTTGCGGATCGTTATTAAAGGCGTCTGTAAAATCTTTATGATGCTTGCTAACATCTTTTGCCGAAGCTAAAAGCTTAGGGTACTTTTTAGCAAGTTCTGGATCTTTTTGAAGGATAAATGCAGCAGAGTGCGGCATCATTCCGTAAGGTCCACCAGCAGTCATTCCCTTGTGAATACCTTCGTTCATTGTCTTATGCTGAAGGTTCTTTCCATTTGAGGATTCAACGTTAGCAATAGCACCAAGCAATGGATACTGCTTGCTGGTATTAGCTAACACATCGTTTAATTCAACCTTAGGATTAACTTGCTGCTGTACGACAGGTTGTTTTTGAACCTTTGGTTCACTCGAAGAAACCATCGATGGAGCTAGAGCCATTGCTGCGCCTATACCGGCAGCAGTCATAGCATTCTTCATCTTCGCTTTTTCTAGTTCTTCTTTTTTTAGAGAAGCCATCTTAGCGTGAATCTCTTCAAGATTCGACTGTATCTTTTGCTCTAAAGCTTTACGAAGAATAGATTCTTTTGAAGGTATGGTGATCTCGCCTTCAATTCCTAATTCCTTCATTAAATCAACTAGTTTGGCGAGATTGTTCTGTACCTTAGTAGCAGATGCATCTCTAGCAATATGACGGAACGATGGAACGTTTGTCTGAGCCAAGTGCATTACCGATTTGATTAGAAGCATATCGGCAATCTCATCATACTGAGACTTCTTAAGACTCATGGGTTCAATTAATGTGGCATTATTCGCGGGAGTAAAAGTTAAAGCGCAGGAATGGATTTTTGTTCTAGCTAAAAGAGATGGATCTTTAATGCCGCGCGCTACGACGCCACCCTCAACTGAAGCTTTCAACTGTAACGGTGTATCTGCTTTATGGATGTTACGTAAGATGGCAGCAGCGGCTTTGGCATTAGGATGGTCGTCATCATCATAAAGATATCCAGCCCCATAGATATATGGTGCTTTGATTTTATCCCAATAATATCTCTGCCTATCGTCTTCGCAATCTTCTTTTTTAAAGATTTTTTTAGCTTTTGTGATACGACCAATAGAATTAAAAAAGCCCTTACCATGATTATCATTCCAGCGACCACGACCAGCTTCTAATTCGGATATATCAGCACCCTCAACTGACAGCATTTCGCCTTGAGTATCTCTTAACTCAGAACCAAGAACACCATCAATTTCTAAAGGTTTACGTTTCTTCATGATTTACCCATTCAAATGAGATTCCACCATTTGACCTTCTTTTGCCATTAGCGCTATCTCTTATCTTAACAATAGAAACACCTAAGCTCTTAGCTGCCTGATTAATAGATAGATAGATAGATCTTGCCAGATTCTATATGGCGAACCATCTTTTTATGAGGTATTTGTTCTAACTTTTTCAATCGATTATTAGGATCACGAAAGTATTCTATATGACCATTAGACAGCTTAAATTTATGTTCAGCTGAAGAACATATAGTTTTCATGCGAACAGATTGTGCTTCTTTTTCACCCGGTTTTGCCCAGCGTTCACGCATTCTTTGTGGATCGATCTTAGATACTGTTTTTACAGCATTGTAGCCATAATCGCTTTTATATGACTGAAAATAGTCAACCCAATATTGTTCTCTTATTTCTAACTTAGATAAATCAGCAACATGCTCTAATATTTCATAAGAAAAACAATTATCAAGATTGTATGACTTTTGAAGATGATCTGAGTGATGCTTACGATGACGGAGATGACTTTTGTGAACACGCCAGCGGGCCTCTATATTTCTAGAAGAGCCTATATAACGCTTATCATTTGCTATATTTCTAATACAGTAAATTCCAATTGACATGGTTTTATTGTATCATGTTAACTGGCTTAAAAGTAAGTCATATCAACTCTTCTACTTCAAATTTACCAAGCACATCAATAGGTTTAATGGGCGGATATGCGATATCAGCCTGTAATTCAAGTTTCATTAATAATTCAATTAAAGATATTAGTGGATCTTTATATAACTTTATATGTTTGCTTCCCAAAAAAAGTTTAAATAATTTCATCTGTATATCTTATAGTCCGGACTATCGGAGTCTGAAACAACTTGTTCCCCACCCTTTTTAAGATCTGAAAAGGTGCTATGGTCTCGCATCTTGGTAAGAGCGCCCTTCTCAATCTTTTTAACAGTATCAACCGAGACATTAAGAAGTCCTGCCAGCTCGATATCAGAGATCGAGTTTTCTGTGGTAAACTTAGTAAGATATTCGAAGAAGCAATAGTGAGCTAACTGGTGGTCTACGGCCCAGGGACACCCGGGCAGTAACGCTTCTTCGTCTTCAGTTAGCTCACGACCTGCATTACGGATAGCTTTTAAACGTAGAACTGCAAGCGGACACCAGCTGTCCGGCATGTCTTCGAGACGTCTTGGACATCTCTTATCCATCTTTTGAGCTGGTGTATTAGACATTACTGTACGACCTCAAGCGAAGCTGAGGGCGAAGGATTACGAATAGAGAGAACTTCTACTTCATGGTCAAGACCATTCAATTTAGCAGTTACTTTATCGCCAACGCCTTTACCTTGCAAGTCTTGAATCAGAGCAGGAACGCCAGACTCGGACAATTTAAGGCGTGAGCGGAAGATGCCTTGATCCTCACCTTTGTCGTTTTTTGCAACAGAAGTGATAGTGATCGTTGAATCTTCACTGATAGCATCAGCTGCCACCAGGTTTTCACGAACGTCAGCGTTATCTGCTGCTTCGTTAAAATCAACCAGGCGCTGAGCGTTAGAGAGCTCATTCAACTCTGCTTCATTGAGGTTGAAATGCTTTTGAATAGCTTTCAACTTATATTGAACTTCCATCAACTGCTGAAGCGCTCCACCGAGGTCTTGCTTCATGTTCTTGACGTTTTCCATCAATTGCTGTGTCATCATCTGCGAGATGCGACTAGCCATTTGGATATTAGCCAACTCAGTTTGAACTGCTTGTTGTGCCTCTTTCTTGTTAGGCTGAGGCGGTACACGAAAACCCTTCATTAGTTTGCTCCTTTAGTCATAGCTCTTTTATACATCTCTTTATAGAACTTTACTTCTTCGTTAGTCAAAGAAGTCTCTTGCTGTCCACCAAGAAGCTTGCCTAGTTTGGTCGTGAGGAAGTTACGAACTTCATTCTCCAGATCAATATACACTGCAGCTTTGCTTTTGAGGATAGGCTTTGCAAGAATACCGTTAATTGCGTTAGCAACTTCAAGTTTGTGTTGCTCTGGGCTCTTGCCTGGATACTTAGCTACAGTAGATGAAACAACCTTAGTTGTATCTACTTCTGTAGTTACTTGCTGATCGCCAGAACCAGTAACCTGATAAGTTTTAGTTTCTAAAGCTGTTGCTTTCTGTGCGTCTACAATAGACTGTGCATCTGGGAACTGTTTCAGGAACGTCTGTAACGTTACTTTCTCAAATCCATACTGCTGTGCCATTGACGAGAACAGTCCACGTGCGCGAGTGAATTGGGCCTTGTCCAAAGGCTCCTTATTGTCGACGCAACGCTGCCAGTGACCCTTCAGATCATCATCTGTCAGCCAGAGGCGTTGAACGCCAACTGATTGCTCGATCTCACGGATCATTTCAATTGCCTCGTCGTCGAGAAGAGCTTTACGTCCATAAACCTGTGGCCATACCAACTCACCATAGTGAGAACGGTCAAGAACCATATCTTTGTTTGCAGCAGAAGAAACTAACTCAACGATGTCTTGCAGGTATTGGTCTGATGTCGTGCCTTTTGGAGGAGCAGACATGTGAAGCTTTTCAAAACCGAGGGTTTCGAAATAGTCGGCAATTGTAGATTTCCCGGTACGGTCTAATCCTTCAAGTATTACTAACGACATTGAAATCTCCTCATCAGAAGAGATTATACAAAGAACGGTATGAACTCCAGAACGGAATCAAGTACTACTTGTTCGTCTATAACCTCTAGACGAAATAATACCCGGAGTACTTGACAGTAGGCCGCATAGTCTCTATATGAAACCATGCGACCTCTATAAACATATAACTCACTCATCTAACTTATTGATCGGGTTGGCAGTAACTTTACCACCAATATTAGAACTTCCCGAAGCTCCGAATTGCTTTGCAGCGTCTGCGAGAGGGTTGCCGTGGTGAACGGCGTCAGCTGCGGCTTGCGCCTTCAGTTGTTCCATCTCCATTTCATGCTTCTCTTGATCACGCTTGTGTCCAGCTTCAGCATGACCATGCTGTTGCTCTTGCAACTTCATTTGCATTGCTTGTTGCTGTTGCTCAGCAGTCTGTTGTTGTGCAGCCTGTTCTTTTTGCTCTTTAGCAGAGTCAATAGCCAGGATAGTTTGCTGCCAAGACATGAATGCTGGATCTCCAGGGATATATTGCAACTCACGACGCTCTGCAGCACCTTTGTCTCCAAAGAAAATCTCACGGATTTCACCACGAGTGTAATTCTTTTCGACTAGGGCCCAGAAAGCCTGGTTCAATGGAAGATCGCCGGCCGGTGTTTTCAACCGCTCTTTTTGAGACTGGATAAGAAGATCGTTCATTGACTTCCAAACAGTCATCTCAGCTTGCATTTGTGCAATTTCAGTCTGAGGAGTCTCGTCTGTGTAGCCAGTAAATGTGAACTTGTACTTGTTAGCCAGGTCCTTGTCAACACCAGGAAGGATCTCACCGTTAATGAGATCTTCGATGTTCATCATGATCGGATAGAGACCGCGCTCACGAGAGTAGGTGATCTTGTATTCGTTGTTCGACTGCTGCGCAGGTGATTTACCATTAGCAGATACGAGATAATCTAAACCAAGCTCTACTGGATCAATCTGGAACTGAGCGCAAACGATACGCATTAAGTGGTTGTTGAAGTTGATGTATTCCATCTCCTTCGCCGAACCAGACATTGGTACCCATTGAACTTCATCAAGACCAGCAACGATCGGAGTACGCCAAGCGTGCTGCTGACCAGAGATGGTGTTATAGAACTGACGACGGAAGTTCATCAGCTGAGACTGAGTAACAGTTCCCTTTAAGTGGAGAACGCCTCGTGCAGCATAACCATGAGTAAAGAAGTTAGCATTGTAATTCTCTACGTTCAAGTGGTTAGTGATGTTGATGATCGCCAACTCCAAAGGAGAGTAGCAATAACCGTTTGAATCTGCAAAGTTTTGCGGATTAAAGTTCTTAAAAATAAGATCTTCCTCACCGAAGTGAGCAATAGGCTGCATGTTGTACGACATCTGTACGTACTTATAGAACTCAGGAATTACATCATTGATCTCTTGGTTCTGCTTAGGATCGTTATCGCTTACCGGTACGCGGTAAGTATTATTGGCAGCTTTGTCTTCTTGTTTTACTTGTTCCTTCGACATGCGACGGTTGATCAGGTAAAGGGACTCAGCTGGCAATGGACGGAAGCGGTGCAATCCACCCTTACGTGTCTTAACTTTTTCAATAGCAACGTGACCGAAAGTAAGAGCATCACGCACGATCAGCTTAAGGAATTCGCCGAACATCATGCGATCTTCGACAGGGGTTCCTTCTTTACGGCCGCAGTGGTAGATGAAGTCTTCTAATGCTGCAATTTCGCCAAGCTCATCTTGAGTGTACTCAGCGTTATGGTCTTTCTTAACAAAGCGGAAACCCATCTCATGGCGACGGTGCTCGGGACGCGAGAAGCGCAAAAGGGTATCAACACGGGCTTGGATGATCGATGAGACCAACCAGTCACGGATAGATACTTCTTTAAGCATCCGGTTAGTAAGACGCGACAGCTTGTGTTTATAGTTAACCTGAGTTGTCAGGTTGTCGAAGTACGGGTCATCGATCAGCGACTTACGACCGATGTCTTTAGAACCATCTGGAAGTGTGTTGCCATCCGGAAGAATGTCCGCAGTATAGGCACCTTGAACCATACCAGTAGGTGCAGTTGCAGGGGTTTCATTTTGAAGAGAAACGCCGTCTGCTTTAAGCAGCTCGTCAATTTCGCCCTTGATTTGTTTTTTGATCCAGTCGTCCCATAATGCCATGTAGCTATTCTACCTTATTACTCTTTGAAAGGTTGTCCTGCCACCAGAGCGGCTGAAGATTGCTATAATGACAAGCTTTCTTCACTTCTTCTTCATTCTGAAGATTAAATGCCGAAAGGGGCATTTTATGATCTATATGCCAGCCTCTTGACCCATAATTATCCCAAGTCATACCAGGTTGAAAATTTCTCTCAAGATGAAGTTTGAACTCTTCTAAAGAACAGCCTAGAAATGTTACAGCTATAGACGAAGATTGCTGTTTTAGTAGCTTACCCAACCTATGCCGCAAGTTTTTCTGTAATCGAAACTCTACATCGGTTTTTAATCTCTTAGAGCGATAATTAACTACTTTTTTAATTATTTCTTCTTTATTCTGCTGATAGTATTCAGCAGCATAAGCAAGAGCTTCTTCCTTATTCTCGACATACCAGTTTTTCTTTAATTGTGCTAATCTAGCCTCATTGTCGGCCCTATACTGTTTAGAATATGCGGACATACAAGACTTGCAGGTATAGCTGACACCATCAGGTGTTCTTTTATTTGTATAGAAATCTAACTTAGATTTTTCTTGATTGCAAGATGGGCAAAACTTCATAACTTAATAATACCATATAAACACTAAAAAGACCAAAGAAATCCTGAATTGCTTCCAGAGTCGTCGCCGCCATCATCGTCCAGTTCAGACTTCTTTCCTATCTTACCCATCTTAGAGGCGTCTTGCTCGTTCTGACTAAACGGGATTCCCTGTGTTGTGGCAAACTCTGCAGCAGTGGGTGTTCTGCTATATGTGCCATCATTGCCTCTAATGTCTGCGGATGTCTCTAGATCCATTCCGCCACCAAGAATAATTTGAGCTTTACCAAGGAGAACGCTGAGCGGATAACGCAAGGCATCTAACCAGTGATCGTTCTCAGTATCCGGTTGATCTGTAGGTTCGCCTGCAGCATCTAGCTTATAGTGATAAAGACTGAACTCAGATTGGATATGAGACGTAGTGTCTCGTGCCATAAAGAGTTTCGCTTCTTGTCCGCCTGGAACTTTTAAGAGCTTCTTAATGACTTGGATACCCGTCATGATTTCGGGTTTCTTCGCGTCATTATGTGCGGGCAGACCAGCTTTACGCATTTCCTGAATAGCGCCCTGATCCGCTTGGTCAGGAACATATAATTGGACGCGGTACTTATTGTGGTACTTAGTCTTAATATGGTGAATCCAAGTTGGAGACGAGATCTGGGTCATACCATCTGTCTTCACAATAAAGACGTTGTCGCGCTTATCCATAAAGAAAAATACGACGGTGTTAGGTGATGAATATCCCCAGTCAATCCCGGCGTAGCACGGAAGGTGCATCTCATGGCACTTTGCAACGAAGATATCGTGTGTGCACTCACCTGGGAACTCTTTACCAGTGAGAATCATCCACATCTGGTTCCAGTCCTTGATGTGAGTCTTCTCTTCGAATTCACGGTAGATGATGCCTTCAACTGAGGGCTTTAAATTCATGAGCTGAGCAAGTGCCCAGTCAGATCCACCGGTCTTAACCTTCTGGATCAAATCGACGTCCAGATTCTTAAGCATTGGTGATGTGGAAGTCTGTTTCTTAGCATCCGTCAAGCAGATAGAGAAGATAGGGCATGTGGCACAGCCAGTAAAGCCCTCATACATCGTGTAGTCTTTTTGTTTAACACGGTCCTTTTTCAAGAACTGTTCTTCAGTAAGGACCTCCATGACATCTTGGTTAACGAAGAGTGGAATTTTATCTGTTCCGGATCTTTCATCCGTGCAACGCTCTACGAACTCGAATGCAGTCCAGCGGCGGACAGTACGTCCTTCAGCTTCTGCGTTTTCAATCTGAGCATTCATCAAACCGTAACGAGTCTTACGAGTTGAGATACCTACGCGGAGCGCAGGCTTGCCCGGGCGTGAGTCAAGCATACCGTTGATCTCAGCGAAAGCTTTAACGCCCTCACCGGAAACGGTATCGATCTCATCGACAACAACTAGTGGAACGTGAGGTCCGTTACAAGCTTTAAGCGTACACGGAATAACCTCAAGCGTAATCTTCTCGCCCCCGATGTTGAAGAGACTCTTCGACATGTTGGCCTTCTCTAGGATCCGTTTGTCCTCGGGAATGTCATCTGGACAGACCAGGGGCTTCAGTTTGCGGTTGTAGAGGAAGTTCTTCTGGTACGCGTAACAACGTTCAGCCTGGTTAAGGATCGCACCTACGTGAACAACTTCACGCTGATTATGCATCAGCACCATGAGCTCGGCAATCGCCATACCGAGAGTCTTTCCAGATCCCCGACCAGCGACGAACAGTAATTCTTTAATCTTATTTGGGTTGTTGCCATTAACACAGATGTCGTACACTTCCCAGATAACCATAAAAGGATTGGTGTCGGAGTAACGAGAGACAGTGACATCTGGAAGTTCCAAGTTAAGAAAGTACTTAATCCACGCTTTTGCTTCTGCAGGTGTCTTGCAAGGCTTTAACAGAAGTTTTCTTTCCTGCTCTAGAGTTATCACCTTTTTAACTTTCTTTGCCATAACGTCTTCCTAAGTTTTGATCCCACCAAAGTGGTCTCAAATTCTTATAATGACAAACCTTTTTTAAGTCTGCTTCATTTTTTAGATCAACCTTAGATAAAGGGATTATGTGATCTATGTGCCAACCGTAAGTTGTATGATTGTTCCAACTCATTCCTGGCTCAAACATGTTCTCTAAATGTACTTTAAATTCTTCTACTGTACAACCTAAATGCTCAATAGATCCGCCGCCCTTAATCGCACTATTGAGTCTATGACGAAGACGATTTGCAAGCTTATAACAAACATCAGTTTGTTCTCGCTTGCGCTTTCTTTCAGCCATCTTCTCAGGAACTGATTTGTTATACTCAGACCTAGAAGTACTTTCTTTATCCCTATTGTTAACATAATATTCTTGCTTATAATGAGCAGAACATAAGCCTTTTGTCCAGGCCTGCTTCTCGCACTTACTGCAAATAATGTTAATTTTAGATCTTCCCATTATTCTTTACCGGAAGCCTTTGGAAGGGCGTCAGCCATCTTAGTGATGTCAAACTCCTCTTCAACTTCAACTTCTTCCCTATTTTGGGGAGCAGTTAGTGCCTCAAACATTGGAGATTTTTCTTTGCCCTTACCAGTTCCACCACCAGTTGCGCCAGCTACGATCTTATAAAGTGTCTCAGCGACATCCTTGTATTCTTTGATACTCGTAACTCGCATAGCAGGCTTGGGATTGTTAATAGGATCATGAACATAACGCATCATGGCCTCTAAGTGTTCCGTATTAGCTACGGCCATCATTGAGGTCAAGAAGTCAACCTGGTCTAGGACCGATTTAACCACTTTAGCGCGAACCCTGTCTTGGAGGGTGTGTTGCATCTTGTCGCGGTCTTTTGCCCAGCCACGAAGAGCTGCGGTAAGTGCAATTTGAGAAACTGGGTAATTTGGGTACTGTTGCGCGATCTTGGGGATCGAGTCACCCAAGAGGAACAGTTCATACAACTTGGCAGCCTCTAGATCGGCTAGGGCCCCAGCTGTTTTGTTCTTACGAAGATACTTTGTAGCGAGTTTGATCTCTTCTTCGCTTAAACCGTACTTTTCATCGTCTGTCAGGTTCTTCTTTAACGCCATTTTGAACCTTTAGACCAATTATCTTCAGCCCACATTGGCTGAAGATTGGTGTAATAACAAGCACTTTTTAGTTCTTCTGGGTTCGTTAAATCAAATGAACTTAAGGGCTTAATGTGATCAATATGCCATTTACCATAATTCGACCATGACATATCTGAAATAAATTGATTTTCTATATGCTTCTTCAGCTCTTCAATTGAACAACCTAAATCCGATATAGCAGAACCTACTTTTTGACCATTCTTAAGCGCATGACTTAATCTAGAACGAAGATTACTAGCTAATTTATATTGCGGATCTGACATACGTCTATTTTTAGAGCGTGCAGACTGTTTAACTCTAATTTTGACCCTATTATTATCTTTATAAGAAGACATAGCAGAAAGCAATAACTCTTTGTTATCTTCATAATATGAAGAGTAATAAGACTTTAAATAGTCTTTACGACAAGTTTTGCACTGATTTCGACCTTTATCAAAATCTGCACTACTTTTTAGTTGATTGCACTTTATGCACGGTTTGGCGGTATTCATTCCAAACCTTATTATACCTGATAGTTGCTATAGACTGCCTAATACGTACCTCACTGATACCTTTTATAACAGAAATTTGACCTGCGTCTAATCCGAGTGCTAAAAGACAAATTACTGAGCGTTCATAGTCTGTAAAGTTGGTGTGTAGGAAATTGGACATTTCGTCGGAGAGAGGGGTCTGGACCAAAGCCCATACTGCTTTGCGCAGCTCTAGATCATCGGAGTATTCCACTTGAGTTTCTGTCAAGCGGGCACTTAGCGATTCAACGGGGGTTCCACTGAGATAGTGGACCCATAAATCTTGACGCGCGTCTTCGTTGTTAGTCAGGCAATTGATTAGATTGCTGACTTCTGCCGTCGGTTTCACTTTTATCTCCGAGTCCTTCTACATAGCTGTTGAAGTCCACGGTTTGTACGGTAACGCTCCATTTTGGGCCGCAGTAGTCTTTAACAAAGGTGTTAAGGATCTGTCTGAAGTCTAGAGCTCCCTCTTTCTTGAGGAGTCTCTTAAAGCGCCACATCCCAAACAGGGTGGTGGACTTGGAGAGAACCTCGTATTGTGCAATCTTTTTAAGAAGTTTTGCTTCGACATAAATCTTATAATGAACGACCTTATTGTCGCCAGTTAGATCCAGATCAAGCTCAACAGCTTGCACTTCCTTGTGAACGATAGATCCACAAAGAAACAGTTGGTTTTTGATATCGTCAGTAATCAAGCCGTTGTTCAATAGCCAGCGACGCTGGTCGACATACTCCTCCAAGTTTACTTCTTTGTTATCCATACTAACTCCTAAGGGTGTTCTCCACCTGACTTCATTATACCAGAGCGGAGAAGCTTATATTTTGTTCTTCTTGCTCAGATTTATACTAGGATGAAGTAATTGAAGGTTCCAAGGCACATGTAAGCCAGAACAGTTAACACCTTGAAGTGGTATAATATGATCAACGTGAAATGGTTGACCGTCTTGGTTTAGCCACGCTAACTCTTGTGCCAAAATATAAAACTCTTCTATGTCTTTATTGTGTTGCTCGGTCAACCACAATGGGGTTGCATTTAATAAAGCTGCCCTTCTTTTAGCGGCAATAGCATTTATTTTAGTTCTATTATTAACCTTATAGAGCTTACTATAATTACTTTTATGATCGCGATTTTCGTCATACCATAAAGCATCTAACTTAACTTTCTCAGCTTTATTTTTATTGCGATATTTTCTTTTTATGACTTCAGATTTTTCTTTATTATTGTGCGCCCAGAGACTATTTTTCTCATTCAGTCTTTGCTTATTTCTTTGATAATAGGCAGCTTTATATTCCGAATAGTTGCCCATTATCACCTTGAACTTCTTTAGCTATTTTCTTTAATTCATCTTTGTCAATCGATCCACTGTAGACTTTATCTATATATTCGTTCACAATATGAGATAGTGACAAAGCTTCGATACGAATCTGACGCTTCTCTTTGTCTGTAAATAC